TGGGTGGGGGGTCGGGACAACCTCTCGCGATCAGGCCGGCGACAACCACCCTGCAGGGACAGATATGACAGCCTGTCACATGCATCAGGCGTGGGAGCCCCGATAGGATCTACCATCTCAGAGCTTGGTGCTCGGCGATGCATCATCTGAAAACCTTGATTCGCGACTAGTTGTACCTTTTGCCGACAACCTATTTGTTTTCAGCGACAACCTTTGGGTTACGTACCCAACTACACCCAATCCACATCCGCCAACCGGCCGCCGGAGCTCAGCCAGGGATCCATCCCACCCTCTCGCCATCTCAGCTCGTGTGACAGGCTGTCATATTCGCCTCGAGGATGAGAGTCAGAGGTGATCTGAAAATGCCTTCACGGCACGACACGGCGAGTCACGGCGAGTCACGGCACAACTCGGATAGTCTCGGCACGACACGGAGGTAAATGAAAAATATTTTTGATAATTGGTGAGAAAAAGATTGACACATTTTGCGTAATTCGGGCATGATTATTCGTGTAAGGGGGGGCAGCGTAATGCTAGCAATCAATGAAGGTCCAGAAGGTAAAAGGTCTATCAGCGTGTGAGCACACCCCAGGATTCAACGAGGGGTACATCTACAACTGCCCATTCTGCGGAGAAGTGAATCCGAAGCTCGAAGGGAAGTCAGCCCTTATCTATTCCGATCTGAAAAGAAACGGGGATTCAGAGAATTGATGTCATAACCGCTCGGCCGGAGCGTTATCCGGTCATACCTTAGGAGGGTCAATGCTTACACAAGATGTTCAGGAGTCTATCGAGAGGTTTAGGGCTGTCGTCGCCGAGAAGAGAGGCATTCAGGGCAGATGGCACAAGAGGGTGGATGGCAAGGATTCTGAGGTACGTCCATGACACATCTAGGAATGCCTATTGAGTGCTCCGGAGGTTGCGGAGCTTACGTTCAATTTCCGGGTCCGTGCGATATCTGCCGTACTCTGGCGCAGGAGTTCGACCGAAAGGAACCTAAGTGCGTACACATTTCCGAGGTCTCGCAATACACGGAGCCCAAACAACCCATTACCGATCATGAATTGAACCTTTTCGAGCGTCTTCCCTCACGCGAATATCTCGGAATGGTCACCGTACGATCACATCGCCAGAAGGCAGCAGAGCGTCTTATTCTCCCGTTCTGGATCGTCATCTACGGATTCCTGCTGATCACAGAGGGAGTCGGTATCGTAACCATTTTACGTTGGATCAAGGGATAAATTATGACTGACAACACACCACAAACTCTCAATCGTGATTGGCTAACCACCGAACAGGCATCATCTTACCTACAGGTGAGCACTCGTACCCTATTTCGCTATCTCGAAGAGGGCAAGATTAGAGGCAAACAGCTCTCCTCCGGGGGGCACTGGCGCATCTCAGCTGCGAGTCTCGAACGGTTCCTGGACGGCTCTCAGGAAATTTCGCAAAAGTTGCGTAGGACGGCAAAAAAATAATTCCACTTTTTCTATTTTACCTCTTGACACTACACTGAGTTGTGCTAATATCTAAACATTGAGAGGCAACCAGCCTCATAGGGGATACAAAAAATGCCAATTCTCGATGACAATTCATTCGCCGCTGCTTGCTACAACCAGAACTCGATTGTCGAACTCGAAACGGCTCTCACGGGTGCGCCTGATAAAAATGACATGGCCGCTTGGGGAATTACCGCCGAGCAGTGGCGGCAGGGAATTCAGGATGCGCTCGCCGCTAAACGCGAGGCGGCGGGGTCAGCAATCGGATACGCGAAAAACACGGACATAGCGCAACAGTTTCTCAATTCGTGCGAAGCGATTTACCAGTGGGAAGAAGTAAATAGTGACACTATTCGCTTCTCCTATAATCCCACAATTGAGGTATACGGCGTTCCACGCGGCGTCCGCTTCGATGCTGACAGCATCGAGCATTTTTGGTCGATGGAAGCCTAGGTTAGGCCGCTCCGATCCTACGGTAATCGGTTGCGTCGGGCGTGGTAGCCGCGGCCGGTACGTAACTCGGCAAACAAACCTCTCTAATCATTGAGAGGAAACCAGCCTCATAGGAGCTTGAAAATGGTGACGATATTCAAGAATTACTCGACCGAAAAACAGCGTACAACCCCTATTTTTTCGGTTGATGGAAAGGCTATGGGCTTCCTTTCTAGCCGCGACGCGATCAACATTGCATACCGCTGCGCACCTGTCGATTCGGCCATCTACTCTGATGGCAGCAGCATCCAGCGCCACTTCCACCTGATGAGCTACAAATCAGAACTTTTTCAGGTGTCGTGGGATGGCGCAAAGACTGCTCCGACCATCAAGGCCACCACGCGAGCAGCTTTCGACGCTCTTATTGCGCAATATGACAGAGATGCTCGCTGGACGCGGGCTTAGGAACGGAGCATACCAGCCTCATAGGGAAGGAACCATGGATCACGCATTGTGCTTCGAGAAGGGCTGGGAGGACGCAGGGAAGGCCGTTTCGCATAGGCCCGATGATGCGATATGGTTCTCTTTCTGTGGCCTCATGGGGAACCTGCAGAAATGGTGCCGCGAGCATAACCCACCCTCTGAGCAGTATTCGCAGGAAGATGTGCGCCGGTTCTGGGAGGCGTACAAGCGGGGTGCTTATGGCCGGTAATATCATCGGAGTCTATTTCCATCAAGATCACATCAACTTGATGGACTCACAAGGAACCGGAATAATGGTCCATAGTTTTCGAGATCTACCCTAATGACTCTTACCCAGCACATCAACGCCATTCGCCACAAACTTACCGGAGATCTAAGCCAAGCGGAGATCGAGGATCTATCCTCTCTCCGCAGCGCTATCGGAGGCAGACTCAGCCGTGGTACTGGCCTAAAGCTACGTCCCTGCCCTAAATGCGGAAAACTTTGCGGAGCCCGAGAGATGCGTAAGCACAAATGTTTCGACAATACGACCGTAGTCCGCAAGCATGCCCCTAATCCTTGCCCAAAAGGGTGCGGACAGACGTTCAGCGGACGCGCAATGCGTGATCACCTCAAGTCATGCGATGGACGAGTACTCCTTGGACCCGGATACTGGGGTGTGAATAATGACGGAACGTACACCTATTCGCCCATCAATAAGCCAAATAACTGAGAGAGGTATCACGCCTGAAAAACATCCATTCTCCCTCTCGATAGTCCCAGTTAGGATTATGACGCCAATGTAAAATTATTCCTCTTCGTCGAAACCAATGGGGAGGATGATTTGGGTCTGACCCGCTTCTCAGTTCAATTCCGAACCATGGACACGAAGCCCATAGGCTGTAAGAGTCGTAGCTAAGTTTCCACATCCTCCACCAACACTTCCAATTGATTTTCATAGGTCGTAATAACCCTCCCGCTTCGATCCCCTATCCGTGTTACAACGCCCATGGACGGCTGCAATGTTTTCCTGCCGGTCGTCCCTGAATCCTGCCCCCATCCGTCTAGGCTGCTTGTGGTCGGGTGTCGCCTCCCTTAGAGGCATCTTCAGGTAGCAGATTGCGCACAACTTGCCTTGTTCCTCCCATGATTCCCTCAGTCTTCGTCGGTACTCTTCCCTACCCTCGGGCGTCTCCCTGCATACCTCTCTCCCGTCCGGGTACTTGATGAGTGCTGGAGTGTATTCGATCACCTCCGAGATTCCTCGGACTGGCGTTTATTTTCTGTCATGCCGACACCTTATCTCTATCAAATTCAAGGGAGTATGTAGCCGCCAGCCATTCCAGAGCCTCATTTCGGTCTCTGGCACCACGCTCAATCGCCAGATCAATCACACGCTCCACTTCCTTCGCCGCGCTCCGCGTCAACGTAAAGCGCACTACCTGGGTAGACTCAATGTGCTGGTCCGGAAAGTCCTTCTCGACCCTCTGGATAAAGTCTTGAGGCTGCATGGAACGGGCATCATACAGTACCTTGTCACTCCTCCGCACCGCCGTTGACAGTTGCAAGAGGACCTTGATGTTTTTCTTTGGGACCTCGCGTAGCTTCGACGGAGGCAGGTCCTTGAGCTCCTCCATATCCCTCCGGGCTTCATAGTTCACGCTCCGGCATCCGATGTATCCTGACCCCATCCAGGCGTTATAGGAGCGGAATGGAGAGCGTGTCCTTGGATCAATCAGGTATTGCCATAGGTTTCGCACCTCAAACTCCCTCGCAATCATCCCACGCTCGGCGTAGCTACGCTCATGAGCCCGGTCTATCTCGTCGAGGATACGCATACGCTCATTGAGGGCCGCTGCAGCCTCCCGATCTGGGAGAGAGAGAAGATTTTCTATCGGCTCAGACAGGTCCGTGCGCGGACTGGTTTGCGTATTCATGCGCACACCCCGCCGAAATCGAAGACCTCTTGCTGCAAACGCTTTGCAGCGATCTCGCAATAGCGCTCATCCTTCTCTATCCCTATTGCGGTTTTTCTGAATTGTTTTGCGGCAAGCAGTGACGTTCCACTGCCCATGTAAGGATCTAGGACGGAACCAACATCTGCGGGAGCGAACGAAAGCGCCCACTTCATAACATTCAAAGGCTTCTGCGTAGGGTGAAATCTATCTTCGTTTCCTTCTCGCAGCATTCCGTGCCATCTCCACACTATCCGCCGCACAGCCTTATCGAAGTTCGTCCAAGCCAACTCGCAATCCGCGAAGTCGTTATCACCGTTTTCTTTATCCCAAACCAGCCAGCATTTACTCGGAGGCAAGGGGAAGTAGTTTCCCCCAAAGATCACCTGCCATTTGGTACGGCTACGCATCAGTCCGAACATCCACTCCGGGGGTGTCTTGTTATCCCAATCGCTGTTTCCGTAGTCTTTGGCGACAGCTAGATTGCCTCGGGTCTTGTTCTTCCCCGCCGCCTCTCCAATTCCATAAGGAGGATCCGTCAAAAGCATGTCAGCCTTGAACATCGGAAGCATCTCTTCCGAGTCTCCGTGATAGATCGTTATCCCCGCGTGAGAATAATAAGTCTTCATGATCCTACCTTTGTTCCATCATCTATCCAGACGAACTCACCCGTTTGTCCGTATGTCTCGATCGGAAAGTGGGCACCACAAGTGCAGCAGAATGTTCCGGAGTAGAATCCAGGATCACGTGCATAGGTCTCTGCTATAGCTTGGCTCATCGTTGTGATGTTGCCACACTTCAAGTGCTTATAAGTGCGTCGTACAGGGCGGACGAATCCTTTATGACGCTCCTCCGCACTGAGCACCACATAATCCTTTTGCTGGCCGTTTTCCTTCAGCTCCGTGTGGTTTCTGTCCTCTGGAACTGGCTCACCACTAACAAGAACCTGAGCGGAACGATCGACGGCAGGGATCGGTTTTTCAAGAATCTTCTTTACTGCCCGATAGCGCTTAAGATGCGATTCTGCTTTGTTCTCAGGAGAAGGTCCAAAGGTTATAAGCGGAGCGGTGGTTTTTTCTAGCCTCTCCAGGCGACCCATCAACTCATCCCACATTTCTTTGGTGATAGTTAAGTCGCTCATACAGGCAAGCCTCCCTCTTTACGAGCAAGTTCTTGCCCCTGCTCTGCGGTGATGAGCCGGAGCTGAAAATCATACATATTGGCCTTGATGACGATGGCTCCACCGGGCCAATCTCGTTCCCACGCTTGTACGTCTGCCATCGTTATAGTAACCTCTCGCTTCCCAAACTTATGAAGCAAGATAGCGACAATCTTGTGCCAATGGTCATGTACTTCCTGCGTAACAGGATGGTTCGGGTTTAGCTCCATCACTTCACCTTCCTAGCCAGCCTGTGCAGTGCGTCTTCCCATGTGTCACCGATGGCGGAAAAGGTATCATCTCCGCGCTTTACTCCGATCCTGCGGAAATGGAGGTGATCCTCGGTGAATGACTCCTTACCGTATAGTCGCTGTGCTTGACGCAAGGCTATTTCCTGAGCTGTGAGTGTCATCAATTTTCTGCCTTCCTGAATAAAATACAAGAACATTTTCGAACTGCACAGATACCATTCCAAGACCCGCAATATTTATCAGGATCTAAGCCGCGGAGGGGATCTCCTCCTTCGTCGGTATGCCAGGAATAGGGATGCCCGCACGAGCACATATCGTATCCCTCACCACCCTGTAGCGCATTGGTAGCTCCTCCATAGGGTATAGGGATTGCCTCAATTGAATAATTTCCATCTCTGTCCTGGATATCGCCACTTCCCAGTAACGCTTTGTCTTCTGGCGGTCCAAGACGACCATCCAGTCCATTAGCCCTAGTCTTCTCTCCAACTGACGTAATCTGTCCTCCTCTGACAGCCTTTTCCTGACTTCTGGAGTGATTCCTGAGTTTCGAAAAAGATCCCTCCATTGCAGACTTAGGGCCTCCAGAATGGACTTTGTTTCGCATCCTTGGGACATGCAACGAATAAGGATGCGATCGCCCCTGTCCGTTATGGCTAACGATGGCTTTCGATCTGCGTGAGCTGGGCATTTTGAGATCCACTTTCCTTTACCAATGCGCTTAGCGCGAAGCATCCGAGCCAATTCTTCTGCGGTCAATTGATCCGACTCTTTCTAAGTAAGCCGAACGCGGATAACAGTCCGGTGAAAGCAAGGGGGAAGGTGCCTAACTCGGGTACCGGATTGGTCGGCGGAACGGCAGGAGGAGCCGTGGGATGGTCAATTCCGCCACCGTAAGCAAATCCTATCCAACCAGGACCGGAAAAGTATCCGGAGCTACCGCTGGTCGGGGGAACGTAAGGAGTCAGCTTCGTTGCGCTATCCGCTGATGAAGCTTCCTGTGGATCTAGCATTGCTAGCAAGGAAGGGATATCCAGGTCGACCGGGGAGCGTGGCTGGGAGGAGAGAGCGGAGACAATCTCCTCCGTCATGCCATCGCCGAAGGTGTTGAGGGAGGAAGCGGTCCCGACACCTTCAAACTGTTCGCAAGCCATCTCAAATACACCGCGCATATGGGCCTTGAGTGCCGCTGTGTTCTGCGACATGTCGCGGTCGAGATGATGTCTCTTCACATAGTCAGGATGCCTGGAGTTCCACTCCTTGATCGAAGCTACCTTTTCCTTCCATGCGCTGGCGAATCGATTGGCGCACTGTTGCGCTTGACCAGTGGTGATGCATGAGATAGCCAGAATCAAGATAGCTATCAGAAACAGGAATAACCAGACGAGAACTTGTGGCTTTTTGTCTTCCATTTTCCTAACCTCGTTATTTGACTTTGATGGTTCCATACACTTCCATAAGGCTCATCTGTTCAGGTGATGAATCTGATTTAGGCTGGTTTTCCAAACGTTTTATGCACTCCTGGCAACTCCCCCGGCGTCCGCCATTGACAAAGTGCATCGTGGGACAACCGCACTTCTTGCACCAGAACTTAGCCTCGATGGTTGACTTCGTGAAGTGCTCAGGCATGGGTTCCTCCGTCCACTTTATCCACTCGTTTACCCACCGAATCTCCTCCTCTGTCAGGTGATACTGACGTCGGAAACGGTGAACTACAAAAGCCATGAAACGTCTACCTCTTGGCGAAAGTTCCTTGATGTATCCTTCCCGCAGATTGCGGGAAAACCTCTTGCATGCCGTTGCCGGAGGCATGCTCGCGGAAGATACCTTTTGGGCAATAGCTTTCTCCAAATCCGACAAGGGGGTTCTGTAGTTCATGACGCCTTAGCTCTTACTTCTTCTTGGCATATCGGGCAACAGCGTGATGCTCCGCCGCGGTTTTTGAGCCTACGCTCATCGTTCTTTGTCTTCCCTTCCCACACCTTAGCCAAGGTGAGATTGATACCATCCGCCAAAGCAGCCTTGACAAGAGGATTCGATCTGGCATGACCATTCATATGCTCTTGTCCGACTCTCCGATCCACATCCAGAGTCCATCCGATGTAGTGCCGGGCATGCTTAAAGGGACGCGAGAAGTGGATGAGATAGATAGAACCAACCGTCTCTATGCGCTTTGTTGTTTTTTCCGCCATTCGGCTAACCTCTGACTATCGAAGTCTCGTACTGCCTTGATTGGGTAGCTCGGATTAGCCTTCATCCCGTTTTCGGGCCAGACCCCAAACTTCTCCCTGTAGACTGCTGCTGCCCATCCTGGTTTGAATCCCCTCTTGCTTGCTATCCACGCCAGGCCATCAAGGAAAACCTGCTTATCATCCTTCTTCGGCTTAGGTTCCTTTTTGCTATCAATGCGCACTAGCTCACCGCTAACAACCTTCGGCCCCTGATTCTTCCCGAGAATAGATCCGCAAGCGGGGCATATCGAGGCTCCGCGAGATATCAAAGCGCTGCACTTCGGACACTTCCTCGGCTTAGCAGGCTTCTTGTCATCAATGAAGGGTTGCCCCTTATCTTTGGGATCATGGGTGTCAAGATGATCGTGGTGGATATCCGTGAATAACCCCAGTTCCTCAGATGTACCGGCGTGGTCGAGCAAGAGAAGGTGTTCCTTTCCTTCTGCCAGACGGATCCCTCTTCCACCGTCTTGTACCCACTTCATTTCAGACTTTGTTAGTCTCAGGTATATGATGCAGCGAACGTCCTCATCCACCCCGATTCCGACTGTATCAATCGACGCTAGGATCTTGTGTTCTCCAGACCGGTACCTTCGAAACACCGCCTCTCGTTCCTCAGCGTCCATTGTTCCGTCTATGTACCCGCATGAGATCCCCGCATCCTCAAACTTTTTTTGCATCTTGCGGGCGTGGGAACGATTCACGCAGAACATGAAAGTCTTATCCCCTGGTCCCTTTTCCAACCATGTCTTTACTACGTTCCCGACGATGGCCTTGGTTGTCATCGCCTCTTCGGCCTCGCCTTCGATGTAATCACCATCGAAGTTTGTATGCACCTTGGATACGTTGGGCATTAGCTCGTCAGGCACGCCAAATCCGATTACAGGAGTGGAAAATCCCTCCTCAATCATTTCGTTTGTGGTTGCGCCAATGACCAATTCAGTCCATCGTAGTCCCATCCCCTTCGCCCAGGGGGTAGCAGATAGACCGATAACGATTTTGTCCTTCCATTCTTCCGAATCCAGGATCTTGTTCATTGCCTCGTTCTGGATGTGGACCTCGTCATACAGTACGAAATCTACGGTTGGGAGTTTCCGACGCACGAGCGTTTGCACACTCGCGATCTGCACTGCTGCGGTGAAATCTGTGAGATGATGCCGACCCTGAATAACCCCAACGTCAATGATCCCTTGGTCGTGGAACCGTTCGACAGTCTGGTTTATGAGAGATAGCCTAGGAACGCAGAACAAAGGGCGTTTCCCTTTTGCCAATGCGCTAGCGATGATATGAGCCGCTACCACCGTCTTACCGAAAGAGCAGGGGGCCTGAAGGACAATTCTCCTATGCCCTTCACGGATAGCCTGCCGTATCCTATCGATCGCCTTAGCCTGACGCGGCCTCAGTGGTCGTAGGTTCAATTCGTTCCGGTCGTAGAGGGAGGTCTGAATCATTCATTACTCCCTTCGAATAACCTATCAAAGCACTTACCGCAGGTTCCGGAGATGAGCAGTTCTCTATCGTCCTCGCTCAGATAACTCATCGCTTCCTGAATTAGGGTTTGTGTGTTTTGCCAAAGTTCATAGTCGGCATGATCAACGCGAATCTCGAAGACCTGCTTGCAAGAACTGCATTGACGGATTACCTTCGCGTTTCGCATGGCTAAAACACCCGCTCAGAGGGGTACTTTCCCTTGGGCACTAGTTGAGTGAAGAGCTTGTCGGGATAGGGAGAGCGCAAGATCTTATCTTTGACCTCTTCGGGGACAGGATTCTCACCATTTCCAAACCGGTAGTCACCTCCATTGGTGAACTGGACCAGGAGAATCCCCTTTTCCCATCCCACGGCAAAGAGGTTATTGGCCTTACGCACAAGAGCCATAACCGGAGGTTGTGGCTTTGGAGCTTCGGGAGTAGTCGTAACGGTAGATGAATGGTAGTTACGCGGATAGGGGTACCCTGGCATCCACTTACGAGCGAACTCACCGAACTCCCTAGCCAGATCCAAGCAGTCTTTCTCCATGCCTGGATACCTCCACTGAACTAGGTCGTGCTGGTTCGTCACACGCCACACGCGAGGGTTCTTTGTGTCCTCCTTGCACTCCCAAATCTTCCAAACGAACTTGTCGGCCTCAAACACGTCCAAGTAGTACCTCCACTGGAACTTCTCCATGTAGTTCTCGGCGTCAAAGTTGCTCGTGGTCTTGTCGTCGATGACCATGGAACCGATCACTCGATCACACCGGCACGACACTTCCACTCCGTCATAGGTCTTTATCCTTGACACCTCTCTGCGGGGTACAGATTCGATGGAGAATTCACCTTCGAAGACAAAGGTGAACCCATCGCACTCAAGAGCGTCGGACTCTCCCAACTGAGCCCTTTCCATTGCCTTAGCAAACGCCCGACCGCGAAGCATCGGCTCGGTTGCCTCTTCGCCCTTGAATTGGGAAACAAGGACTTCGAGGGGATATTCCTCGTCGTCCTTCCAAGAGCGATACATATCAAGATGAGAAACGCTGACACGCATGGATTAGGCTACCTTTACCTCTTCGAAAAGACCCGTTGTCTTGTTGGCCTTGTAGCCACGCTTCTTGGCCTCTGCAGCCAGAGCATTGATTTTGGCAGCGGCTCCCTTTTCCTTCCTCTCCTTGGACTCTTTGGCAACCTTCGTCAACACGTTGAACTGATCGATATCAGCAGCTTCCTTCAGTGCCTCGTCCCATGCCTGAGCGGATTCCTCGGCAGCGGCCTGCTGCTCTGTCAGCTTGTTGATGGAGTTCTTGATCTGATTGATGACCTTGGCCAGCGTCTTGGGATCCTGATCGGGATGGGGGAAGGTGATCTTGGGGAGTTGGGCAGGGTTCTTTCCGAATCCACCCTGCTGCGGATCGAAGTCCAGGAATCTCCCTCCTTTCGAATCAAGGCGAATCCGGCACATCGCGTCGGAAGACTTGTAAATCTCGTTTTTGCTACCGCCCTGGGCGTCGATACGCTCGAAGGTCTCGTCTCCGTTCTTCTGCTCATCCATGTGGCAAATAAGGACGAGGTCCTTGCCCAGGGAACGGAGAAACGCTTGCCATTGCGAGAAGCGGCTCTTGAGTGTTCCGAACCCCTGAAGCGTAAGGCTACCGTCCGACCTTCCAGCCTTGGGGTTGCTTGCAATGATGTCTTGAGACAAGCTGTCGAGCGCACGTCCCGCCGTGTCGACAATGATTGTGTTGAACGGGGCCAACTCCTCAGCTGTCATCTCCTGCACGTCTTGCCAAGATGCGATTGGAACTGCATCCCCACGCTTTGCCGCTCGGTAGCATCCCTTATCAAAATCGAGTAGGAGTGGCTTGTCGGCGGTAAACCCCAGGGTGGACTTTCCCAGACCAGGTTGCGCATATACGGTTATGACGATGTTATCCACGGGCATAGGCTCCGTAGCCTTGACGATTTTTAGTGGCATTTCTGGATTCTCCTGACTGACTACTTCTGTTCTGTGATATAGAACTTTTTCCCACAGGAACACTTGACGTACGCACCTTTGTCGTCCCGGAAAAGTTCCGACTTGAGGTCGTAAGAGTGGCGGTGCTGTGATTTAGAGGTCACTGGTACCTCCGGATATTGAGCGCGAGTGATGCCAAGGCGGGAGCGAAAAGCTAAGCATAAGCACGTCCCATGTGACAGGTTGTCATATTTCCTATTTCCAAACGATAATCACGTCTGATTTTTATGTCAACACAAAAATGCTGCTTGCCTTTTTCGCTAAATTGAGTATTATTTTCTCATCATGAAAAAGAAGGTACGAAAAACTGAGGATCAGATCGTAGATCAGCTGAGGGTTCTGACGAATAGAAAGCGCGGCTTGACTGACACGGCTCAGGAGCTCGGGTTTACTATTCAGTTCATCTCTGACGTGGTCTATGGGCGCAGGGGAGTTTCGGAGAATCTAGCCCGGAAGATGGGCTATCGGCGCATTGTCGAATTCGAGGAAGTTGCATAACAGTTATCGCCAAACAAACTTACGGGAGGTCGTTGATAGGCTTCCCCGCCGTTCCACAAACCTGAATTATGGAAGGCACATAGACAATGAAAGACAACATCAGAATTCTCTCCAGTGGGCCATCCAAGATGGCTCGTCGACGCTACCAAAAAGGAACCATTAGCAAGGATGGGGATCGCTGGACCCTCCGATGGAGGGAGGATATCGTCATACCGGCCGGCATGCCCGTGCGCACTACGGATACGGTTCTTCCTAACGGAGATATCCTGCGACGTTCCCACAAGCGGGATTGGCTATCCATCAAGGACTACCCGACAAAGCGTCTTGCCCAGCGGAAACTCGACCAGATGCTGCAGGAGATCAACCGGGAGGACTTTCGTCCCACCGTTGCCATCACGTTTGAGGAGTTCTCCGGTAAGTGGGTGGATAAGGTGATGATTCATCACAAGCCATCCAGCCAGTCGAGTGAGCGAAGCCATATCAAAGCACACCTCAACCCAACCTTTGGATCATATGCGTTGAAGGACATCAGTTTGGAGATGATTCAGGAGTTCGTAAACAACTTCGAGGGATCTGCCAAGACCATCAAGAACATCATCACTACCCTTATGATTATGTGGGACACAGCGAAGGCATGGGGATACGTAACCCATAATCCATTCCCGCGCGGCACCAACGGACGCCTCCTTCTTACACTTCCCCGCCGCACTAAGCCAAAGACCTATGCCTTTACCCTTGATGAGACGCTTGCGATCATTGCGAGGGCGGAAGGAAAGTACAACAAATGGAAGCTCCTATTCCGTACCTTAGCGGAATCTGGCTGCCGCCCTGGGGAACTGGCTGGAATGCGTAAGCACGACCTGCAGGGTAGAACTATAGAGATTCGTCAGTCGTCCTGGAATCAGGAACTTCAAGATGTCAAGACGTCGAACTCTATACGATCATTCTCTATCAGCCAAAAGCTGGCCAACGACCTGAGGGATTACATCGCTAAGGTGGAGGAGGATCCCGAGTCTCCTCGCAATCCTCATGACCTCATATGGACCAATAATGATGGAAAGCCGCTTTCGATGGATAACTTCGTCAAGCGCGTTCTCAACCCGATCTTGTCGGATATCGGTTTGCGTGGCCAGAAGGTTTATAAGGCCGGAAAAGAGCAGAGAATCATTACCGTAGAACGTCACCAGCGCGGCTGCACTATTTCTCTGGAGTGTGGTCACAGCATGTACGTAAACGTACGGCGACCACAGGAAGAGACGTGGACCTGCATGTCGTGCAAGTATGATCCGGAGTACATTCCCGGTAAGCTGGACGAACTGGGTATCGACCGATGCGGAAACTATGCCTTCCGACGTATGAATGGTACGGTTATGGACCGATTGCTCAAAACACCGTTGAAGACCAGGCAGAAGAGATTTGGACATGCAAGCATCGAGACCACACTCACCCATTACACGGAAGCGGTGGATGCAGATGACGTGCAGGCGGCAGAGCAATTAGGGTCTCTTCTTGATCCAGATAGCGATGGAGCATCCGTGCAATGAAAGGAAGGAAGAATTAGAGCCGATGAAAGGAAAGGAAGGAAGAGAGATGGCGAAGATACTAATCGACGAGGAACAAGTAGCGGCACTGATGGCGAATGCAGCCATCATGCGCTTTAAGCAGAAGCTGGAGGGATATTCATCTCCGCTAGACAGCATCATCACCGACGCATTCACGATCAACGAAACGGCTATTCGCAAGGCTGTTCATGAGGCCACTACGAAGACTGTGCAGTCTGAATCGTTCAGCAAGAGTCTGCTTGATGCGCTCAATCACAAGTTGGCAAATCTGGTTATCAATAAGTGCGCTGGATTGGTGGAGAAGTCATTCCAGAATCTAATGCAGGATCCCGTGCTGCGGAACAAGTTGCAATCTGCCGTGATCGCAATCATTGAATCCGAGTAGTAGACAGCCAAGATAGATGAGAACAAGGAAGCAGGAAAGGGAGGAAGAGAGATGAAGGTAGCAGATATATCGGGAATGGGTGGCCGCGAGTTTGGCGGTTATGAATGGGGTTGCCAAGTGATTCGTGCTCGGGCTCTCCGGTTTTTGCAGAGCATCCCCACTGAATCGCAATTGCCAGAGCATCACGGGTTCGAAGGAGTTACAGGAATACTCATCTCAGACAACGACCGCGCCAAAGAGATGGATAAGTTCATATCCTCTCACCCCAAGTTGCAGGAATTTGGGATGACAGGTGCCATGCATCAGTACGGGATTATGCACGCTAAGGCTATTCATCAACTCGGATGGGAAGAGTACGAGCGCAAGTTACGTGAGTCCGGGCGCACAGATGATGACTTCTTCGATTTCAATGAGGAAGATGCGTTTCCCGAGTAGGTTAGCCAAGAGAGATGAGAACAAGGAGGAGATGAGGGATGATTCCCCAGGATTACTCACAATTTATAGGCCCACAGCCTCAGTACTTGGCGGAGTGGAGCTCTCTTACCGGAGGCAAGATCAATTTTCAATTACTAGTACGGGTACCAATGTCTAGAAATGATGCAGAGTATCTATTTTCCGTTCTCGATCTAGCTAAGAAGGTTATAGAGCGAAGTTTAGCCCCTATAGAACAAGGAGGCGAGGGTGAGCGATAAGTTGAAGTTATTGAGCGAAAGGCAGCAGACTAGGCTGAAGTTTTTTGACCATCTCAAGGAAGACGATGATCCTCATAACGCTGCCCTTCGTGAGCTTGCCGAAGAGCGTTACAAGCGGATGGTGCTCGAAGGGGCCTACAAGTTGAAGTTGGCAACCGGAAGAACGTTCGCTTCTTGCGAGAGAGAAATCATCGCTGAGATCGACGCCGAACTAGAAAAGAAAGGGTGAGGGTAATGCCGAAGCAAAAAGTGTTCAACGTAGAGATGGAAACTATGGCTTGCCGCTGCTGTCGCCAAGGTGGACGGTGGATAGTAGTTGGTCCAGATGAAGTAGCTACCGGGGTGTCCTACGGATGCAAGGAAGATGCCGAGGAGCAGGCTCAGGACTTGAACTATGCCTTTGAACTTGGCAAGAAGTATGCCCGAAAGAAGAAAGGGTGATGTATGGATGCACAGGAAGCTAAGAGGTTGGACCCGATAGAGATTGAATGCCCGCAATGCAAAGCATCTCCGGGAAAACGTTGCCTTGACGGGATTATCGGCTCCTATCAATACACGCACCACAACATGCGGATATCCGCTGCCAGTCGTCTCTCTCCTCAGTCGAGCGGGGAGAAGGAAACCGATCCAATATGCCGAAACTGCGATGAGCATAAATCGAATCATGGAGAACTTCCGATATCAGGATTTCTCTATTGCCGCAAAGTAAGTAAGAGATTTGAGCCGATATCTGCACTGGATAAGCTTGTTCGGGAAGAGATGAAAGACGGACTTTACGATAAGGTCCCGGTTGAGCCATCCCAGACAGAGAGTGCCTCTCATACGCTACAGGTCTGCGAAAATTGTGGCCACGGTGTATCTATCCACGAATGGGAAGATGAAGCAACCTCTTGCTGTATGTATGGCAGTAAGCTGTTCCCCAGTGTCGGTGAGAGTCAGCCCTGCATGTGCCCCGGTTATAAAGCTCCCAAGCCTATCGAGAGTTCTCCTCAATCTCAGCAAGAGAAGGATCAGGAGCGGCAGGCTATCGACATCCTTGTAGATAGATTTTCTGAGGCATTGCGCGACAAGTTGTATGCCTCTGAAAAAAAGTACAACTGGCGCGGCGGCTGGAAAAAAGGTGATTGGCATAGCGATCTGCTGCGCGATCTGCGCAAGCACATAGAGAAGGGCGATCCGAGAGACGTCGCCGCTTATTGCGCCTTTGCTTGGTGGCACCAATGGAGCCTTTCATCTCAACCCTCGCAGCCTCAGCCCGCAGAGATTGATGGGTTTGGAGATTGGAGGAAAGCTTACAGGGACTGGATAGGTTCTAGAGACTATACCGAACTTGTCCAGTCTCTTGAAGGACAGGATGATTGTGACGAATGCTGCGATGCGGTTGAGCAATCAGCATTCAAAGCAGCATGGCAAGCCTCTTGCCAATCCCTCCTCGAGCAGAAGCCAGAGGCGACGGTGATTGATCCGCTGATGTCCCTCCTTGAACTACATGAGAAGTACGGAGGACTTGATTGTCCAAAAATCAACGAAGACTGCGGAATCTGTGATTCATGCAAGTTGAAAAAACTAGTCCAGCAATATCGTGCTGCGGCGAAAGGAAAAGGGAAATGAATAAGGTAATAGTTTTATTGATGTTTTCAGCGTGCTCAATGGCACAGAACAAGAAGTCCCCTACTTACACTACTGAACCTGTTACGCGACTGGTTCCGCATTGCGAATGTCGAGTAGAAATCGATGGTCACTCCGATCCGCATCCCGATATTTGCGTAAATGATGCTGCGAATATGCCAAAATCATCTCCTGTAACCATTCCTACATTCCTTCGTAATGTTCGTCCATGGACTGCTCGTTTACAGATCGATTGGATCGATAATCCAACTGGAGTAATAGTATCGAACACTTCTGATTCTGAGGGAGCCTATATAACTTGTATGGTCCACGATATGAAATATATGGATCATAATGTTAGTTCATTCAGTGTTGAATGCGTCCGGATACTTGTTTCCCGGAAGGAGCAATCCCAATGAGCGATCTTACAGCAACAACACTAATAATTATCGCTTTATTAGTTTTCGGAGGATTTGTTGTTTATGTGGATGCGAGGTATGGAGAATGAGCGCACCGAATAGACCGCCAATTTTAACAAGGCAGGGAACCTTCAAGCCAACAGAGTTTTACTTCAGATCTCAAGCTGATCCAATCTTTGAAAAGCTCGAAGCCGAGAATCAGCGGCTGCGGGATCTGATTTCGGACATCTCCTACTACGCACCGACCGAGTTGTACGGAGAAGATGATCATATCCGTGATTTATGGGTGCGTATCCGCGAAGCCTTGGGGCCGAAATGATCACAGAGGTGAAATGAAAGGAGGTGATGCGAAATGAAAGATCAAGTTTTCACTTGTCCGTTTCATGGATGGTCTTGTAAAGGATCTCCTTGCCCAGAATGTACAACTGAAGGCTCTATGTTTTGCCGCCCGTAGGCACCGTACCGGATGGCATATGTGACAACGGTGCTTACCTGAAGGATAAAAGTGATGGAGAGCAAAACCAGGCTGAAGCAAGGAGTTCGTGTCGTGATCAAGAAAAGCCATCCTTGGGGAACTCACGCCGGAACTTTAGTTGCTTATGAAAACTATGGTCCAAGCGTATTCAAATGGTCCGGATGGAAGGTAAGGCTTGATGAACCTTTTGGCCAGGAATGTTATGCCAAATCAGAATTACAGGTGGTGGAGTGATGAGAGCTTGTCCGAGATTGTGTATCGACGATATGTGCCATGGAAACCGGGATTTCACTTTATGCGGCGGAAGCTATTGCTACCAATGCGATGAACTAACGGTGGATGGATCTATCTGCGATGAATGCCATGCCGCTCGCGAAGAGGAAGAGATTGAGTTTGAGGCCAAACCAAATGACCACTAAACCAGACAAGGAGGAGATGAGGTGAGCAGACTCGAAGATGATCTCTATGAAGCACTCAAAGCCACGCAATTTGGATTCAGCCTAAATCGATGCCCAGTATGCGCCGGATGGATGGTTGGACCCTACGGAGAAACGGACAGGGTTCATACCAAGAAATGCATAGTAGCTAAGGCGCTAAAGAGGTATGAAAAGGAGTCGAAGCAATGACAGCAGAACACAAGAGGCCGCAGAGATACATTCCAGCACTTCTTATGAGAAGAACAGAAGATGGGACAACCCACCTAGCCGTTGGATGTAAACCTATTGCGAAAATGGTCGACATTGAAGATGGGGATTATGTCCTCTATTCCGACTTTGAAAAGCTCGAAACTCGTATCGCTGAACTTGAGCAGCTAGTCGATAACGCCCAAGCCCGCGAGAAGCGATGGAACGATCGGTTGGATGAGGCGAACAAACAACTGGCGGCAATGACCGAGGACCTCCTCAAGGCAAAGGATCATCCACCGTGCAACTGAGTCCACTTCCCTTTCGGCGGCGTGTAAGTCTCTCCGCAATGCGGACATTTCTTGTGTTCCCCGTCCAACCAGAGCATGTCTTTGGGTTCGATGTACCCACCGCAGACAGGGCAGTGCTCTCCGAAAGGAGGAATCGAAATTCTTCGCTTCATATGCTTTGCTCATTGAGGCTGTATGGTTTACCTTGAGCGGGTATGGGACGCAAGCCGACGTATTCTCCTTCCGAAATCGAATCCATGATCAAATCTAAACTTGCAACCGCTCCGCCACGAGGCACACGTTGGTGTACGCGCACTCTTGCGGAAGAGCTGGGGGTTAGCAAGAGTACAATATCTCGTGTGTGGAGTAGCCCCACCGTAAAACCTCGCCTCCTCAAGAAGATTCAAACTCCAAAAGATCCTGTATTTTTAGGAACTCTTACCGATGTCATAGGTGTGTACCTGAACCCTCCTAGCAAGGTCTTGGCTTTATGCATCGGGCCTCCTCACAAGAAAGGAACCTATAGCCTAGAGGCACTGAAAAGACATAGCATTCCAGATCTTTTGGATGCCTTGCGGGGCGCCGAAGAAAAATTTATCCCAAAAACGTCTCCCGGAGAGAAGCAGGATGAATTCCTTAAGTTCCTCAGACAACTAAACCGGGAATACCCCGGAAAGGTATCCATTCACCTCATCGTCGACGACTCAGGGACTCACACCCAGACGCATGTCCAAACCTGGCTACGTCTCAACCCCCGCTTCGTGGTACATGTCATCCCCGCAGGAACGGTATGGCTCTATTCGATCGAGAAATGGTTCTACGAAATGACCAGCCGGTCGATTCGAGGAGAGGCTTTCCACAGCGTCCCAGAGCTTGTTAGGGCTCTCCGAGAGTTTTTGGAGGGGAATAACCCCGATCCATTCGTTTGGACCGCTCTGTAGCCCTCCAATTGCGCTATGGTTTGTACCCCAGTTGCGCTCAAGATGTTCCCGAAATGACATGTGACATTTCGTAAGTTATTGAAAGATTTGGTTGCGGGGGGCGGATTTGAACCGCCGACCTTTGGGTTATGAGCCCATCGTAAAACAGTAATAAGTTCTTTGTTATCAACAACAAACTCCTAAAATATGCTCTAAATATGCCCAAAGTTTGTACCCGTCTTGAGCTATTTCTACACTTGTAGCAAATCATTGAAACGAAAGGGGTATCCCCAAAAAGGAGGTACCCCTGATGATCTGCCTTGGTCTTCGGTTAGGATCGTCCCCACGGTCCAGTTGTTCCCGAACTTGTGTCATAAATCAAGACGATGTTTTTCTCGGGGGATTGCGGGGACGTCCGCGCTTTGGAAGGAACCCGTCAGGGATTCCTGTTCGGGTTGCGCTGACGGTCCCTGGTATAGCCCTGAGCTGCATTACCATTCCTATGAGCCTCTGTAGCCAGTCCCTCTGCTTCGCTGAGGTGTCTATGTTGGACTGTCTCATCAGCCTGGAGATGGTTCTTACCCCTATGCTCAGGGAGTTCTCCGGGTTGAGTTTCATAGTCCTCTTTTTTCGGCTCCTTCGAAAGTCCTTCAGCTTCTGACGAACATCGTTTTCGATAAATCCCTCAATAACTTTTGGACTATTCGTCTTTGGTGCTGGTAGCTCTTTGGCTACGCTGAGCAAATCTCGTGTTCCTACACCAGAACTTCCCTTCAGCAGTTCCATGCCATCAGTGGCAAGAGCCTCTATTACGTTAGGAGGCCAGTATTGGATGAGCTCTCGATAGTCCGCCAGGCGTCTACGGGCTGTTCGCTCACTATTTTTGTAGACACTGCGAATGTAACTCGTCAGAGTCATCTGCTCGTTCTTGAGATCATTCTCTACATCGATGAGTTCCTTACACTCAGCGATCGAGGTTATGACGCCAATCTTTCGATAGCGTTGGATCTTGGATGCCCTTTGGATCATCCTCTCCTGTTTCTCCGGGCTGATGGAGTACCAGCCAGGAGTTTTCGTGAGATCCGTAGCTATATCCTGGATCTCCAGATCAGAACTTCTTCCACTCTCTATAACCCTTACCAGATCGCGAGTGTTCTCAATCGGTGTTGTTCTGCCCTTTTTAAGCATTGTTTTAAGGCTCCTGCGTTGACATACAGACCAAACTACAAAGTTAGAAAATTTTCGTTCTACATTTGTAGCATTAAACAGGAGAAATGCACAGGGAAAATTTAGGGATCAATAAAATTACGATTGACTTTATTTTCTACATATGTAAATTTTGTTGTATTTCATAAAAGGAGTCTCGTCCCCAAGTTATGCGTAAAGAGACTGTTCCTGTTCGAATCACTACCTCCCAATACCAAAAACTTAATGCCTTGGTAGAAGCGACTGGTCAAGGAATCGGCCACTGGTTACAACGAGCTGTAGATAACTTTATTGCCGATGAAGCACCGATATGGTTTCAGGCTGCAGATACAGCCAAGAAAAAACGAGGCCGAAAATCGATGTGACAACCTGTCATATTACACAAAAGAAAGGGATGATTGGCCTGGTTAGCCTATCATCCCTTTTCTCTGCTCTAAATTTATTTCCTGCGTCAATTACCTCCCTTCCAGTGGATTGTATTCCGGAAAAATCAGGAGGCTTTTTACCCTACTCAGTGGGCGTAGACAACGGAGTGGTATCTGCCTTGAGAGCGAGGATAGAATCCAGTGTGATCGGTGTATCTGAGGCTGCGTTATACCCGCTCAGAGCCACGCCAATCAGCTTTCCGAACTCCTGGGCGATCTTGACGACCAGTTCAATAGGAACCTCAGCCTCGGGCGCCAGTTCCCCTAAGATAGCGCCCACGGTGCCCAGGATATCGGTAGCTTCTGTGATAGTGCTCGTTACATCTGCCTTCTTGAGTTGCATAATCTATTACCTCTTTCCGAGATTTGAGAAGCGATTTAGGGAGTCGCAGGCGGAGTCAGCGTTACCTGTTGAGTGCTCAGCGTTGGGGGTGCCTTAGCAGCATTCGGATCTGCTGACTTGACGTCGACCAATACCTGGGTCAGAGAGGCCAGCGCAGCGTCAACCGCGGCTTTCGCGTTAGCGATTACGGTTTGATCCTTGCTCACTGCATTGAGTGCGTTGTGATATCCCGCCAGAGCATCAACCGCAACAGCCTGCCCACTGCGGGCCTTGTTGATGAGATTGTAGTTTACCTGCGACTGAGCAATCACCTTGGAGTTGTAATCGGCCGCAGCCTGGTCTATGACCCCTTTGGACGAGGAGAGTGCCTGGAAGCTGACGCGCTCAAAGTTGCTGCACGAAAATCCCGGCAGTCCAATGCAGATAGCCAGCAATAGAACAGCCGCGTATGGCTTGCTGAAGAGTTTCATGTGAGTTACCTTTCCTTCAGGTGTAATGTTGCGCTAGCTGGAAGGTGTGTTCGGGTCCGGATTCTTCTTTGTCGTTGCAGAGGCGTGTCCGGCGAACGCACCGAGAGCTCCCGTAACAAGCGAGCTGGCGATCTGGAAAGCCGCCTGCCGGGTCGTAACGTCGCCTGGGTGGATGTATACAACTATAGTTGTAATGACACCCAGGACCGCTAGTATTACTGCCCAGAACGGCTGCGGTACGTTTTGCATAATATCCTCAAATTACTCCGTTATTTTGCGAAAGACAATCGTAATAGTTGAGTAATTCCGACATTTTTTTACCGCCCTGACCGTAGGCATTTCCGGGAAAAGATGCCCAGATGTTAGAGCATGCGAAGATCGCTCCCTCAATGTCTCCGCTAAGGATCTTGGAAATAGCCCCGCGCTCCTTGATGATCTGAATAGCCACTAGGTCCTGGGACAATGGGGAGAAGTCAGGGAGAGACATCTGCGCACGATAAGACCGCCATGTCCTCAGGAGAATCTGGTACCGACCAGAAGCCGTCGACGTGAGCAAAGGAACCCTTCGAACCACAGTGGGGATACGTCCGTTGGCAAAAGGATGGTCGGAGTAGTCGGAGAATATGTCCGGACCGGATACTCCAGTGACAATCACGTCGTAGCCATGGTCTCTCGTCAACGAATGTGGGTCTGTTCCCTCGCTGTAAGCGATGGTATCGAGGAACCATACGATTACCTCACCTCCCGCCCGATCCGATGTAATCGCTGCCATGGTTACCCGATGTGGAACCAGAAATGAAGTATCAGAACGCCAAGAGTCGTGAGCATCGCTCCCAAGATGACGTTCTGTTTTCTGTCGGCCTTAGTGGCCTTGTCTTCGAGGTGCTTTTCAATAACTGTCACTCTATCCTCCACTCGGGCCATCCTGACCGTTATTCCAGGTAGACCGTTTCCACGGTAGAGGTCTTTGTCATGCTGCTCGACCTTGGCGGACAAAGCCTCAATTTCATTCGACATTCACAGCTCCTGGCAGTAGAGGACAACATGGTCTCAGTTATTTCTTGGCTTCAGGTTTGGGTTCAGGATCTTTTACGAGTCCTTCGTTTCCGTTCTCTAGTTGTTTCCAGTGCCATCCTGGATTATCAGATTCGATCTGCTTGATCAGTTCCTTTTTTTCCTGGGCTATTTGAGCTTCCACTTGAGCAAGCTGCAACTGTAGGTTTTGTGCATAGAGGTCAGCCTCCTGTGCGTTGGCCTTGGCCTCGCTGACCTTCAGGCGGTAGCTCTGTAGAGACAAGCCAATGTTCGACAGTTTCAAACTCTGCACTTCAGTAAGCTCTCCAGCCTTGTGATATTCCGGTTTAGCGGGAGTTTTGTCTTGTGCGGTCGCGGCTAAGGAATAGGCAACGACGAGGATTGCGAGTGTTGTTTTCAAGGTTTCTCCTTAGGCTTTATATCTACGTCGAGTAGGCGTACTGTGTATCGTGGTTCATCTATAAATGAAGCACAAGACAACGAATAATTCCATTCGTTGTAGTTGCTCCTGAAGATGAAAGATTTACATAATTAATTCCAAAAGATGTAGTGGTGGGACTAATACCCCATCCTGTAGGAACAGTGACTACACTGTCGCCAATAACACTGCAGCCCACTACGATATAGTTTGTATCCGGTTCAGCAACAGGAAGGTTGAGCGTAACATTGCAACTATTTCCTATGCCAGCCGCTACAACACACGTATTTCCCGTAGCAACCTGCAATCCCGCACCGTTGACGATATTCTGTTTCAGTTGAATAGAACTGAATATTGCAGATCCATTAGCATTCTGAATTTGCCAGGTACTTGGACCACCGTTATTGCCGCTCACACTGAGAGAGTTTACGGAAGCTGATTGAGAACCTACTACACCTGCAAAGAAGCTACCGTTCTGAGTTTGAAAGCCACTGCTCGTTATCGTATCTAAACCACCAACAAACGTGGCGTTGCCAGTGGAATTTGTAAGCGCATAAGTTGTAGATGGGCTACCATTATTAGCAATGATTTGCGTTGGACTTACCGTGACTGATGGACCCCCATTGTTTGCTGAATAGCTTCCGCTCGTAGCAAAGTTTCCTGAGGAGTTGGTTATTGTCCAAGTAGGGGGATTGCTGTTGTTCAAGTACCCTCTCATTCCCAAATGGTCTACTGTCGTTTGTGGAACTCCAGTACCTCCATATATCTGCTGAGATGTAAAATATCCTATTGTCTGAAAGTCTCCCGTTCCATTCAAGACACTCCATGTTGAGGCTCCTCCGTTTGCACCGCTAACCGAAGTAGAATTCATAGCAGCGAGAGAGCCGGTGCCCCCGACTTGAGAAACATAGGAATCCGTCGTCAGAGTGTGCGAAGTTGAGTTGTAGCAGAAATGTCCAGTATCCGCTCCAAACACCCCCCCGTTGTTGAACTGCACGTCACATGCGCTTCCGGCAGGAGAGCTAGCGGGAGTAGCCGTGTAGGTACCAGCCTGATTCAGGAACAACCCAGCATTGCCACCGGTGACTGGCAGGATATGACCCGAATCTGTGTTGACAGAGATACTAGGCGTAGTCGAGGGATTCGATACAGTCACAACAAACCCATTGGCGTTCACACCGGATACGGTACTGACGCTTCCTGGAGGAGTTGTATATGTTCCCGCCTGATTGAGGAATAACGAAGCATTGCCACCAGTCACAGGCAGGATGTGAGCGCTGTCCACGTTGACGCTTCCCACAGGAGTAGTCGTAGGATTAGAAAAGTTGAGGACAAATCCATTGGCCGTGCTCCCGGTGACACTGGTGACACTTCCTGGAGGAGTTGTATATGTTCCCGCCTGATTGAGGAATAATGAAGCTGAACCGTTGTTAATCGGCAAAAAGTGTGTGGAGTCTACGTTCACGCTCACTACTGGGGTCGTGGTCGGGTTCGTCGTTGTGACTGCAAAACCGTTAGCAGTCGCTCCTGTAACGCTCGTCGTGCCGCTTCCGGTCAGCGTTAGATTTCCGCCAAGCGCTACATTTCCACCGCCAGAGACAGATCCGGAAGTGTTGATCGTGATGCTATTGTTAGCAAGTGCCGAGTTGGGAACGTTCGAGAGGGAGATGTCTGTCGAACTGTTTCCCCCATTGTTTACCCCTGCAAAACCAGAGAGGAAATTGAGCTTTGGTTGCGCTGGAGTGACCGATACTCCGTTGATCTGGATGGTTTGGTACTGCGGATTAGGGGCAGCTGGACAGTGTATACCGGTACTCAAGCAGATTATGTCCGAGGTTGTGATGGCGCCACCGCCGCCGAATGCTAGCTGTCCTGCGAATGATGCGGTTCCGTTAGGATTGAGCACAACCGTATTCGTCGTTCCATTATTCAAATTGAACGTACCTAGTCCGGTGAGGTTTCCACCCGAAAGTCTCCACTGTGACGACGGAGACACTATCCCCGTTCCGCTGTCGTAGGCCAAGCCTCCAGAACCTGAGAACCCGAAAGGCGATCCGCTTAATATCGTGGTGAAATCCCCTGGTATAAGTACCGCATTAGGGGCTGTTCGACCGTTGAATGATTGCAGACCGGTACCGCCTCCTCCACCCCCTCCACCTGGGCTTACAGCAGTCAAAGGAACGGGTGCAGGAAATACGTTTGGCGGTGTTCCTCCGCTCATTACAATGTCGTAGACATTGCTCGAAAGGGAAGGAAAGAACAGCCATTTCCCGGTAGTTGATGCGGTGAATGGGTTGGTCAAGGGAGTTCCAAGGCCGTCTTTGTAGATCGTCGCAAGGATCTGAGTTCCCGAAAGATAAACGGTTACCGTGCAACTGGGGATAATTCCCTGCTGATAGTTGGTCGACTTCATACTGCTGACGAGAGCCTGTGTAGCTCCCATCTGACACCATCCATTGATGGCCGTGGTCTGCGCAGACGCATTCGTCCCGTAGGTTCCCAAAACGATTAAAAAAACCAGAGAAATGAGTCTCCTGCACATAAAACATCTATATCATTTTGCGTAAAACAAGGACACAATTTTGCGTATTCCACGGTATACTTTGTGGCAAATAAAGGAGTATTTTATGCCTCGTCGCAAAATCGTCACATCTTCCTCAGTTTCTCTAGCGGAACGACCCCAAATCGATACCCCAACAGAAGAAGCGTTACAAGCACTTTCCGAAAAAGTCCAAGCCGAAGCCTCTGCACTAGCATCCGCCCCAGTTCTTCCTCCTCCCTTATCGCCCGCAGTTATCTCGCTACAGGAAGACATCGTTGCGTTTACCCGAGAGCGCGGAGATGTACGTCGCAAGCTCGTGGTAGCTCAGAACCGTCTCGCATCGGCGCAGGCAGATTTTCAGTCGGTGCAGGCTGAGTTGAATCTCCTCGATCAGGAGGTCCAATACCGCTTGCAGATCATCGCCCAGATGGAGAACCGGACACCGGCGTATCCCCCTACCGCTCCTAGCGGATCCTTGGAAGCAGTGGCACCACTCTCCCCTCCCGTAACCTCGCTAACGGGTATCGCGAGCGTCCCTTCACCTCGGGGAGCCGTAGCTCATTCCCGTTGGGGAGACGATGATATGGTCAATCGTGGCCATGCAGACCGCTCCTTGGCTACCGACGTTCGTTCCGTGCTCTAAATCCCATCTCTCCGGGATCCTTTCCGTTTGGGCAGCACGCACGATAAGGACATGGATGCATCCGATCAAAACAGCGGCTCAGTTGAATCTCTGGAACCTCAACTGTAGCCGCTATTCTCTTGATCTTGTCATGTGACAGCCTGACATATTCCTCGCTTCGTTCAGGAACTTCGATATGGAGAATATGGATGGATTCTGCCAAAACACCATCATCAGTCATTGCATCCGTCCACTCCTCACACGTGGCGCGGTCGTGCTCCCTGAAAACTCTCTCCCAGTTCGCACCAAAGGACTCTCCGTCGCGTTTTCGAAATCTCAAGGTCTTGGCCACCGGGTGCCTCCATGCGGAGGTCCAGGGATTCGTCCATCTTCCCTTCCTCAGCGCCCCGATCTCGACGACTACTACATCCATTGGAACACCGTAGATGGAACTCTCTCCTTGACCTTCCCAGGCAGTGCGCAGAGACATCTCCGTCATACCGTCGAATCGATCGACACACTTGACGGACCTAAGACAATCTTCCCTTTCGCTTAGGTACACTCCCGAGTCCCAATCCCTCTTCGAAGGAGCTGGAACAAATGGATCTCCTATTCGTACTGTCCACACAATCACTTCGGCCAATGCCGCAATATGCTCCGCCAAAGACAGAAGGTCTGTCTCCGGAGTGTCTATCGTGCATTCCGTAGCCACTTGCATGGCGTAGTCGGAGGCCGCTTTAGCGTAGTCCTTAGCATTCGTTACCAAGCCGTGGGAGATAGCTCTATTGAGGATGTCCTTCGGAGTAAGGGATGGGTATTCCCACCGGAGATCGAAGTAAGCTTTCCTCCGGCAGAAGTCGTCAGATGAGAGGATCGTTGACGTATTCACTTCGATAGACGGCGGTAAGCCTCGTATCCACCGGCCCCCAAACCAAGTCCCTCCAGCCATCGGGCAGCCGGTTTGGCCAGAAGTTCCTTCGCGTTATCTACAAATCGATTTAGCTTGCTGGCCTGAGCATACTCTTTAAGTCCTGAGTAGTAATCTGCCGCCCTCCCAACCTGTGCAGCTGTGTCTCCGATGTCCTGTTTGAGAGCTGCTACGAGTTGTCCAATCTGGCGCCGCATAGGTGCATTCAGGGTGCTGACATCCTCAGCAGAAAGGCTCGTGAGATTAGAATAGAAGTCTCTCGCCTCTCTGTACGTCATCGGACGTACAGGACCCTTCTGAAAGAACTGTTTCAGGGTAGGATTCTTCGTCCGTGCCAGAATGCGCGTGATTGCTTTGGAACTCGGGGAGCCAGCTTCTACCATCTCTCTTACCCGATCTATCTCGGGTGCGGAGCGAATCAAGGTGACAGGAAGATTGTTCGCATCATTAGCGACAGACGAGAGTATCTTGCCGGCCGCCTCCTTGCTTGGGATAGCCTCTATCGCTAGTTCCGCAGTTGGTCCACCGACAAAAGATCCTGGTATAGTTGCTGTCTCTAGAAGTCCACTGAGTGCCTTAAGAGAACCTTTTACTGGGTGGTCATGAGCTTCTGCTAATCCCGAGGCCGTCTTGACTAGACCAAGCGGTATGCTCCCCATAAACTCAGCAGCATCTTTCGAAGTACCGGACTCCATACCGCTGTACCCTTTGTCTCCCCTACCTTGTGCATGCCCCAGAGCGCGGCCGATGAATGTTCTGGAACCTCCCTGCCTAAGGTCTGCATCGAGGTCATCCAGAAAGCGGGTCACGGATCCACGATCATCACTCTTCATCTGGTGCGATGGGGTGAACGTAGGATTGATGGGCTGTATCTGAGAAGTATCGAACTTTTGAGGAGCCCCGCCTTCCCCGCTACTCGGGGCATGATCTTCACCCTCAAACGGATGAACCTGAGACATATCGAACTTGGCAGGAACCGGCATTATTTAGCTTCTCCAAGGTTGTTTCCCTGCCTGTCCACCCAATACTTCTTTCCCTGGTACTCTACCGTTCCATAGGCGTTCGTTGGACGATTCCTCATCCCCTGAAGCTGCTTTGTCCGATTCGTCGTGGGAAATGCAGGGCGTCCTTCCTTCGCCGCAGCGTACTGTTCTTCCAGAGCACTAAGCTTAGAATCCATCAGATTCGTGTAGTAGCCAATGGCTCCGTTGATCTGGTCTGGAGACATTGCGTTATTGATGGTCTGGTTGATCGTGGAGATTTCCTGGTCGGTCGCACCGGTACCCTTGAACGTCTTGGACAACTCTCCAGCGACAGCAGCCTTGACGGTCTCGAAATTCGTTGGAGCCGCGTCTCCGGTAGCCGTGGCGTAGGCATTAGCCAAGCGATTGAATAGTTGGGTATTTCCGTTCTGTAACGCATCAGCCGCCTGCTTGAGAAGTTTCAAGTGGTCGTTGGCCGTGTTGAAGTAATTGATGTTGGCTCCACCCTGACCGCTCGTCATGTAACGAGTAACCGACTTGTCAGTCTGGAATCCAATAGACGCCGGGGTGTTCGCTCCCATTCGAGCAGCATCCCCTGCCCTCATCATCACGACGTTCTCAGGGTTCTGCGGGTCGACCACTGGAATGTAGCGGTTGGCTCCGAACGCCGCCGCTCGTGCTACCTGCGGATCGATGTACTTTTTCTTGTTCCAAAGGTCCCAAGCACTCTCAAGGGCCTTATCGTCTGTCGATAGAGGCTGCCCCTGAGCTTTTTTCAGAAGAACATCCTGATACTTCTGGTCGAATGTCTTCGGCTTGGGAACTGCATTCCTTCCAACAGCAGCCTGCTCCGTCTTCCACTGCTCAAACGTTCCTTTGTAGTCCGGATTCTTCTGCAGGAAGTCGTCGTAGTCCCGCCGCGCCCGCACATCGCTCGTCTCGGTCGGAGGCTTCTTATTGCGCTCGTCAATCTCCTGCATAGTGAGATCGTGACGGGCCTGCGCAGCCTTACCCTCGGGCGTAAGCTCATACGGAACCACGCCAGCACCCGATGCGGAAGCCATGTCCCGGTTCTGCTGTGCGTACTGGTTCGCCTTGTCGGTCTGCTTCTCGGCAAGATGACCATGAAGGTCGCGGGTAATGTGCAGTTTATCCAGCAGGGACGCCGCCGCCGACTTGAGACGACCGGGGTCTTCCTGTGGGGCCTTGTCCCCCATCAGCGAGCGCATCTTTCCGATCGTATCGGCCATGCGGTTTAGGGTTGTTTCGTAGTCTTGCTCGTGCCCCTGAAGAGGATCCAGCGTCTTCGGGTCGACGTACGAGGCGAGACGCAGACGATCTGCCTGCAACTGCTGAGACAGGGGGCCGATCTTTACCTGTAGAGCGTCCTGTTCCTGCTGACGGCGCCGCGCCTCTGCATCGGCTACCTGCTGGACTCCAGACTGGCTGCCGGCAGCCGCATCGAATCCCCCGAGAAGTCCTCGCGCAAAGCCCCCCATTAGATGACTCCCGCTCCGGTCAGAGCTCCCGTTGCGACGTCACCGATGCTTTTAAAGATGTCATTCCACTTCGAAGCTCTCTGATCCGCCATCGTCTTTGCCTGGCTGAATGCGTTACCGAATCCTGACATACCCGTCCCAAGCAGATATTCTCCGGTGCTGTTGAGTCCAGATAAGGCGGTTCCAGTAAGGTTCGACACCAGATCATTTACTCCCTGACGAGTGGTATCCCCGATCCTCTGCATGGCGGCATTCGTTCCTCCACCTCGGTTACCGAACTGTGCAGCCGTCTCCTTCTGCTGCTGCCCCTGCTGTGTAATAGCGCGGATCTGAGGCCCCAGAACCTGTCCAATCTTCGTCGGGTCTCCTGACAGAATAGCCTGCATGAACTGGGTCGATGTCCCGATGTCCTGCATCCCCTGATTCGCAGACCATCCAGCCGTACCAAAGGTGGACTGGTAAGCCTGATTTTCCTCGCTCGAAGGTCCCATCCCAATCCCGAACATATTCTCAACCTCGCTTATATTCTATGCGTATTTGCTGAAATCCAGCACATTTTTGCAATTAGTAATACTCGATCCAGTTACCAACACCCGTGATAGCCCCTGAGGACGTGATCTGGTAGAAATAATTATTCGGAACGGTGAAGTTAAATCCCGCAAATCCTGCGCTTATCGTAGCGGTATACTCGTTTCCCCATACCGCGAGTAGAGGGGGTGACGTTACTCCAACGAGAGCGTTTAGGTGACCTACTGAAGAACCTCGCGTTGTCGCCCACCCCGTGACGATCATCTCCGTTCCCGTCGTGTTCTGGTAAATCGTGTTCAGCGACCTCGTCCCAGTAACGATATGCGGTGTTCGGGAAAACGTTCCGCCTCCGGATGGCTCCGTAAATGCCCAGAAGTTAGTTCCATCGAAGGCTATGATCGCGCTGCTACCTCCGTTGAGTGGCATCGAGGCAGCACCGGGGTTGTTGGCATAGCTGATCGTTCCGGACTGCGGGGTAATCGTTGCATTTCCCGTACCCTGATTCGTCACGAAGACGATCCAAGGGGATTTGATAGAGGTTGATAACGTCACCGCTATTCCCGTTGGGCTGCTGAGCACCAGAAGAGCCGTATTGTCTGTAGGAGACGTCGTGTAACTCGTCACCCCGCTCTGGTTGTTCACCGCTCCGATCGACAATACCGGGGGAGGAGGCGGAGCCGGAGGCGTGACTGGACTAGATTGACCACCATTGATGATTACCGTCTTCCCTTTTCCTCCGGCCGCTGCTCCGATCATAGAGAAAGCTTGTGCGTGATTGTTCAACTTCTCGTAGATGAGCTGGAGGTGATACCTCACCGCATCAGGAACGCTCGGATCAACCTTCGGGTAATAGGATTGCTGTCCGGTAGTGTTCGCCATCTATAGCTCCGCGCCAGGCTGGTTTTGTCCCCCAAAGGGACGGATGATCTGATAGGATCCTGTACTTCCCCACTCCTTGATTGCAACCTCGCAGTCAGGCTGGAAGATATTGAAAGGAGCACTAGAACTGACTTTGAAACTCACTAGTTTGAATTTGCAGCTCCCAACCGAAGAAGACGCAGGAAGAGTCTGGAATACCTTATCCTGTTTACCCCCAGTACTCGGGAACGTAAGCGTTATGACTCCTCCGGTGTTGAATGTCAACGTCAACGTCACAGGAGTGGTTGCAGCATAGGACAGGTTGATCCAAGGGATATGGAGCCATCCCTTCAGTCCGAAAGAAAGCATCTCCGACTCCCAGTCGGAAACTGACTCGGGAAACGGCTTGTATACCCATTCGCTCACGTCCGTCCAGATGCGTGCATTAGACTGCGGAACAAGTTGGATATCATGCGCCATGAACGGAGGCCAAGAGAACGCCTTCGTCTGCTTTCCATTGAAATCCGCAGTGAACGTAGGTCCGACCTGACCGCCGTCATAGAGAATCTGGAAGGTAACCGGAACATTGCCCGTATCTGCGGTCAGCTTGATTCCCTGGACGAACTTATTGTCCGGCCCCCCGATTTCCATAATGGCCGTGTACTGGGGAGTAATCTCCGGATAGGCGTCGAAGATCCACTGTATCTCCTCGCTCCATATCCCCGCATTCGACAAGCACTGGATTTGCACCTCATGAGCCACGATAGGTGGAGTGAACGCGAAGGAAACTGGAGTCTTTTGAGCTCCCGGAGTATTTGCGGTAAACGTTACGCTGGCGCCGTCCGATGTCACGACGCGGAACTGTGCAGGAGCTCCGTTTGTGTCCATCGGAACGATGACTCCACGCATATACTTCGCTCCGTCTGTCCCGAGATTCGACCACGCGCTATACAGAGGCGTGTATTCCGGCCACGGGTCTACGATCCACTTGACACCCCAATAGCGCCACGGAACTCCATCCGTCGATATCACGCGCAACATGTGACCTACGAACGGGGTAAACGTAAAGGGTACAATCGTCTGAACGTTTACGGTAACGCTGGCCTGCGCAGGAGCGATGATGGAAAGGTCGTCGCTCCGCTGCACACGGATGGCCTTCGCTGCGTTTAAGCTGTCCATTTCAACCGACATGCCGCGAATGAGCTTATTCCCCGCTACTCCGCAATCATCCCAGTCCAAAGGACGATCCTGGATAATTTCGGGAAGATCTGTCCAGTCGGGTTGCCATAGGTCTAGTTGGTTTCCGCTCCCCACCGGCCACGATGCTTCGAGAGCGATGTCGTCAACATCGTTTCCTAAGCCAGACACGAAGTCAACGATGTAGCTATGGAGCGATCCGGTACCGGTCAGCGATGTTGGGGAGAATCCAGAAAGAGGAACCGTCAAGCGGGACTGCCAAAGAGCGATAGAGAATGGATTCGAGTTTGTTGCGAGTGCCTTAATGAATACATCTCCGATACGCTTGAGAGCTCTGGAATCTCCGGAATTCTCAGACCGAGTCATCACGATGGCCGTTGATGCCTCCCCTCCACCGTTAGCCATCGCTCGAATCGTTCCGTCGACGCATCCGCACAGCGTCTGGTTTACCTGCCCCATCTGCCAGAGATGGCAGTTCACGGCCGGGCTATAGCTGTCGACACTCCATCCCTTCCCCTCTATGTCATAGACCAGCGTCCTCGGAGTCCCGTTGATGTCCTGGTAGTTGTAATAGATGTACCCAACCGAGATCGTAATGGTCTGCGCATTAGGTTTCGTATCGTCTGGAGGATACACCGTCTTATCGCCAATAGTTACCGGCTGCGGGGTCGTATAGACTCCCGGAATAGGTCCCTCATGGGGAAACAGGTTATAGATGTCCTCCGTGATTGACTGCTCAGGTCCTCCTCCCATCGATATGGCGATACAGTCCTTCGCTCGATACGCAATCATCGATCCTTGAGCTGCGATAGCGTACCGCATATAGAGACCGCGAGTCGCAGCCGACTGGATAAGTCCCCACTGTTGCCCAACTACTCCTGTGACCGTAGCCACTGCATCAGCAAAGTTGGGAATGATCAGCCAGAACCGCTCCGTGGAAAATACGGTCGAAAGTTCAGAGGTAATCGTACCGTTTTGCAGCGGCTCTCCAGGACTGGTCACATTCAATCGGTTCGTATCAGGAGCCGCGTCGAAATTGTTACCTTTGCACCAGACCAAATCACCAGTATTGAGTGGATCCAGTCCAAAGAAGAACGATCCCTGGTTCTCTGGAGTGGGTCCCCAGATAACCGGGGATGGCTGTGCAGCTAGAATAGGCTGCGCGATTTCGTAACCCAGTCCAGTAGATGGAGAAGGTAATGTCGTGGTCAGGATAACGGTAAGGTGCGTGCTATCCGTGGGTCTGTTGTATAGCGTATAAGCGACGGTACCAATGACCATGACCGTTCCAGGGAGCCAGCGAGTATTGAACTGATCCCCGCTCACCCATGTCACGTCCATCGTTCCCTGTACCGCTCCTGTTGCCACATTGACCGTACCTCTCCGAGGAATATCGATAGACGGGAATGGCTCGTAGTTGTCAAACTGAAGTATCGGATTATTGATCGCAGCAAGGTCACTCAGGATATCCGAAAATGGAACTGCCGCATTAGGTCCGGTACCAACGTAGGTAAAGTCCGTGAGAGATCCTCCGAACCGATAGAAGTCGATTTTGTCGACCTGAGGGTCAGAAGAGGGCTGTGGAGTGATCACAGCATTCTGAGTCGAGTAATAGACCGTGATCGTGAAGTAGTCGAGGAAGCTACGTTCTGTGCTACCCACCATCTGAGTAGTGATTTGGACGCCAAAACCGAAACTTGGGTCGTTGAGGATATCCGGGGTAAGAGTCGCTCCCCATTGATCGGAGTTCCCACCCTGAAGCGTATCTATCGTATACGACTGGTTTTGCACACCGGGGAATTTGGCTTTTCCTAACTGATTTCCCTGATAGAACAATGCAACTGCAGAAAGCACACCAGTACCAGCATTCTGACCAACCCAGTTGAGGTCGATCTGGATGCCATCGATATTCACTCCCTCAGGAATAGACAATCCAAAGTTGTGAGCGATCACATAGTCCGTAGTTATTCCCGGACCTACTCCTCCCTTGGTACGCAACTGTGGGGCTACGTACTCCCACTGAGAGGAGTTAAATGTTATCTTCGTCGCATAATCAGACGCATTGACAGTCGCAAAAGGACTACTCTGCGCATTCGTTCCCGGAATCGACTCAGGAGAAGGATTGGATGGAGCTCCAGTTACAGAAGATCGATATACATATCGATAAAGGATCTGAACTACTCCCGATCCTCCACCTCCGAATGAAACGGAAGGAGCAGTCTGAGGTTCCGCAATCCCCGCTTTCCATACGGTACCGTCAGAACGAACCTTCCATATTCCAGTTGGATCTCCGACCCAGCACCACGGCTGAGGGCTGGCATTCGGACGGGAAGTCATATAGCTGAGAGGATTGCCAGAGAGACCGGACTTTACCTGGGTAGCGTTGACGTACATATTTCCGGCAGCGCCACTGATCAGGACGTATCCAGAGGGTGGACCCGCTGGCGTTGCATCATTCAGCCGGGTCATGGAGGTTACACCGGCCGGAAGGGCGGAAGACAATACGTTACTTCCTAATGGAGTACGCCCGACAATGCGTCCTTTCAGATATCGTCTTACGTTCTGGAGGAAGGGATATTTTCCGCGCTGAATAGCATCAGTCGGCGCAACGGTATTCATTCCGCCCTGGATGTCAAAGCGGATTCCGTCTTTTTCCCTTTGATACTCTTGAGCCATCTACCCTCTTTTTGTGTACCCACGTTTTCTGGATTTCGGTTTTCCGCGCTTGATGTTTCCGTGCTTAGCTATACCGAGTAATCGCTTCCCGAGTTCCCCTCTTGATCGGATTCTCTTGTTAGGAGAATTCGATTCGACCTCGGCCTCCTCTTTCGTGGACCTTCCGTTTTTTCTTGCGGCCTCTTTGAGAGCACCTGGATGTTTGATTGCGCTTTGCAAAAACTTCTCTTTCGGCATGATCTTCTCCCTTCCGGTTACATCACGTGTGCTGCGCATGTACTTTTTCCCTCTGTTCTTCGAGAGCCTTCTTGATTCTCTCCAATCGTTCCTGACGTCGATGTACAGATCCCTGATCTTCTCTCTCGTCGACGGCTTCTCTCCATGCCTGCGATCGATCACGTCTTTGGATATCGGATAGTTCTTCGGGACCTTCATCGCGGCACCTGTATCTCCTCTCTCTGACCTTGCGTCTTGAGGACATCGACGAAGATTCCGTACGACAGAAGTCGTCTGTTTACGCTTACCGCAGAGCGGTAGAAGTCCTGCAGCAAACCGGATGTGCTCTCGAACTCGGCGCCAAACTGCTTGAATACGCAGAGATGATGGGCATAGTTGATGACAGACTCCCAATCATCACGACTCACCTGAACATAGGTACCGGTGCTATCAAGCAATGGAGCATTCGCCAACAACGACAAAGACAAGGATTGTCCCATTCCATAAGAAGCAGCGAGGAAATCGACTCCTGCCTGGATCAACATAGGTAGGACATTCTGATTTTGCTGCCATTCCGGAGAGTAGTCGTCCATCTCCTTGAGTGACGGAGTATCGACCGGAACATTATTGATGCTAGCCTGCAACAGCCAGTTGGCGTTCTTGAATGCTTCTAGACCTTGGGTGTACCGTGCAAGGCAATAGGCAGCACGTTGGCGATCGGTGGCCTCGGCCTCCTTGCTGAGAACATCGGATAATGCACCGTACATCGGTAGCCAGCTCCAATCGTCAGGGACTCCCAGAAGCGATGGATTAGGGGGATTAAAATTTGGTCCGGACACTAGAGCCAAAACGTCATATTGTCCTTCTGTGCTCGGAGCAATATCCACGTCGAACGCGATCGGAGGCTCGCTGGCTACGCTCCACGAATATGGAGTCCCATTCTCCTGAAGGTAATCAGGCTCGAACCACTGGAATCCCTGTGTATCTTCTCTCGTCAAGGTAATCGGCTGAGCGAATTGCAGTGGGGTTGCGTTTAGAGTTCCTGAAGTTGGCTGCGATATAGAAACGGAATTCCCACTGATACCGATTACAAATGTCCCCGAGACAATTCCAGATCCTATGACCACCTGACCGATTGCTATTCCCTGAACAGACACCACAGATATTGACTGCGATCCCTGCGTTGCCGTTCCAGTGGTGTTCGCCAATACTCCCATATATCTAATCCGTCTCGGTTCGAGAACGGTGTCGGGAAGTACCGAACGATTAGTTCCTGGAGTTGCGTTAATTGGATTGAGCTGCACCAGATTGCATGCGGTTGCCTGTATAACTTCCTGGGTCCTCTTCTGCAATGCCGATTGGAGAGATAGGATGTCAAACTGCGAAGTTCCAGTCCAGGTTCCTCCAGAGGGAGGTTCCAAGAGCATGTACTCCATCTGAGTGTAAAGGTTGATGTCTGTCTGAGTACGTAGGCGTGGCGATCCAGACTGCGTTCCGAGGTTTATCCATGCCCCGTTTGCATTAGGGACCACGAATTCCTTGTTCCACTGTTCCGTGAATGAGTTCCATACTCTCAATGCTTCGGTGATATAGATCCACAATTCAGCGGTTGTCCAGAACTGACTATTGGAGAGTCGATTCTGAAGCTGAGCGATAGCTGAGGATTGAGTCAACCAAGAGTATGTCGGCATCCACGCCTACTTTCAGGATCAGAACGTGTACCAAGCGTTAGTGCTGTAAATCACCCTTGATACAGCCCATTGCGAGGAGAGGGGGATAGTTGTTCCTCCATCAATCTGGAATCCTCCTCCCCCTAACGTACAGGTATTGGCGGAACTATCGATTTTCTTAAAGATAACAATTTGTCCTGTCACCGGAGAACCAGGCAATGTCTCTGCTACTGGTGCTCCGCTAGCATTGCAAAGTATCATCATATCGTTGACAGTAGCGGTATCCGTCGCAGTAGATACAGTGCGAACATTTCCTGACAATGATCCTGTGTTTATCAGACCAGGAGTGCTCACTGTCCCTGCAAATTGGGCTTTACCTGAAGAGTCATCTAAAATTGTTCCACTTGCTGTAGTGATGCCTTTATTACTACTCAACGTTAAGACATTGGTGTTCCAGAATCCTAATCCAAGAGAATTGACCGATGCTCCTTGGGTGTAGTTAAGTGCAGCCGCCTGACCGGTAGACCCAGACTTGCCCCAGTAAAGCGCGTAACTACTTCCGTTCGCCATACCAGCTGCAAACGCTGAGAACAACTTAAGATTCGGTCCTGACCCACCATCTGTAACACTAATCAATCCAGGTACGGCTGCGTTCGAATCACCGACAATGGAAATAGCCGTACTAAGTGAACTGTTACCGACGCTTAGGGCTCCATTAACATGTTGGTTTCCGCTCCCATCATCGAGAATCATTCCACTCTGGGTCGTGATGGATTTATCGGCGAAGATCTGAAGAGTATTGTTAGAGTTATACATTCCAAGGCCGAGGCTATTGGGTCCGCTAGATGCTCTGTTGTATTGGATAACGCCAGAATTACCAGAAGTGACGAATTGTCCTATAATCCAGGGCCTAAAACCTCCCGCAGGAAGGCCGGGATCAAAATCCGTTATTCCATAATTTCCGGAAGTAGTGCCGTCGTCCTGAATGCTCACAAATGCAAATGTGCTCGCTGTATTTGACCCAACCCCCTTCAAATAGATCGCCGGTCCGCCTTGAGCGGGTGGATTGAAGGTTGTGGCTCCAGAAGCTCCAAGACCGCTAGGAGAAAATATTTTCTGTCCCGTAACCGTCTGCGTTGTGCTCAGCCGCATTACATCGCTTGCCGCAAACCCAGCATCCGATACGCCTCCTGATCCGTTACCAGACAATAAGTTGTTTGTCGTCGGTACTATAACCGGATTCCCGCCAACCTTACCCCAAGTTCCGTTTTCACAGGTGTAGATATCTCCCGTCGAGATCACTACTTGGATAGGGCTTTGTGCGGAGCAGGATCCAGAGGGAGCAGTCCCAACCCAACGAAGGGTGGGATTATTTATCTGCCCCATCGCTGAAGAGACACTTATAGCCAAGAATGCAAGTATCTTCTTCATTGGATCACCATGATGTCCAGTACGTCCCCGGCCGTTCCTACGACGTACCAATCGTTGAGAGTCCCCGAGTACTCAATAGCCATCGCCCCAGTCTGGGATCCACCTGGATAAAGAAGAATTCCCTTCGTGGTACTGACCGAAGAATCCCCAATGCGCATGTTGTTTGATCCATTGTTCTGGAGAAATAGCTGCTGGAAGTAGATCCCGTTTGCAATTCCTTTTAGCTGAATCGGCGTCAACGGCTGAGGTACTCCAGTAGCGGTGATCGTTACCTGTAAAGATTGCATCTATGCTCTCCTAACTTTCTGGATACCCGCCGAGGTTCAGTCCTCCATTCATCGTGGCGTAAGCACTTCCGTCCGGATATCGACGTCGGTTCCGATGAACAACGGTTACTGACTCCCCATCGAGGTTCAGATCGATGTCAATCGCCTGATCAAGGACGAACTTGTATTGCTTCTGAGCCATCTGCGAGAGAAGCATCCAATTCGCTCCGGATCCGCGCGGTGCCTCTCGGTCCTTCTGAGCTTCTTTGAACTCGTACAGAAGATCCTTGGCTCTCCACTCAATCATTTCTTCGTTGATCGGGTACGGTATATCCATCGAGAACCAATCAGCCTGCGTCTGGGGGAGAGTACCGCGGCGGCGATAGGTAAACGTGTACGGAACGTAGTTACCCTGATGTGGCCAAAGTTCGAACATCTGCCATCCAGGAGTAGAAGTTCCTGGACGTTGGTCGACTCCCGCCGGAACGACAAATCTCGGATTCGCAAAATCCGTTCTCTGAGGGTCCTCTACCGCCAGCATGGCTTGGGTCATCGAATCAAAGTCCATCGGCTGATCGTTTGTCGGGTCACGGAACTCGACGAACTTGCTGAAGTCTTTCACCGGTGCAACGAAGTACACCTGGTAAATGATGTATGGCTGACCTGGTCCGCTCGTAGGCTCCATCCAGGGACGATCGAGCGTCAACGTCGCAAAGGGAGGATTGCTCGTGGTGTCGTATCCGACGATGTTGTAAACGCTGTATCCGGGGTTGCGATACTGCAGCTGCGTCAAGGGGGGAAACGAATTGTATGCGGCCAGTTGAGCTGTTACAGAAGCATCTCCAATGACCTGATTTGAATATGGATTAGTGGTAAAGGTACCGCTATTGAACAGGACCCCAGGAGCCAACCAACCAGCAACCTGCTTCTGAAATGACCAGTCTCGGCCTCTGTAGATGGTCTCCAGTCCCTTTGAGGTGTACTCCATCGCAAGAGACAACGGGACCCCTGGGACCTTTCCAGTAAGCCCTTTCGCGACTGCATACAAACTCATAGCAACTCCTAAAAAATCGAGGCAGGCGGGTTACCCACCTGCCTCATGCCTTGTTTCACTCGCGCGTCACAACTCCGATATCAGGGCTCCGAACTGAACCACCTCACCGCTTAGGTTGGTTCCATTGGGAACCAGTCCGGCCCCCGGAGCGGCCGTCGCAGTCAACGTTGGAGGAGTTCCTCCAGTTCCACTTACTGTCACCGTAGGCGCTGAGGTGTAGCCTGCTCCGGTGTTGGTGATCTGAATTGAGAACGTGGTCGCAGTAAGCACGGTGAGCGTTCCTGCGGCTCCTTGGCCTCCCCCGCCAGAAAACACTAGCGGAACCACTGTTCCAGGGGTCATTCCACTCCCGGCCACGTTCTGTACTACGCTGCTGACACCCTGCTTGCCTGAATATGTCCAGATAGCTGTCCATCCGGAAGCACCTGCTGACTTGGCACCGGCACGGATATTGGGAACCGCAGCGGGGAGGAACTTCACCTCATAATTTCCACTCTGCGTCAGAGCGGACGAGGGAAAGTTGATGTAATCTCCCGTCCCAGGGTTCGAGAGAGGATCTCCCAGACCTTGGTTATAGGACGCGGGACCTGCACCCCATAGCAGGGCAGGCTTGAACTCCCCAACCTGCGCCGATCTGTAAACGTACTGGGTATTCAACTCAGCCTCCTATCCTTGCAGTACTGGGAGTTCAAGGACACCGCGAACGATGGCACCTACGTTGGCAATATCCAAATTCGTACCGAGGAAAGTTTGAGTGATGTTTCCTGCCGCCGCCGCCGTTACCGCTCCGTTATTCCCAGCGTTCAGGGACCCTCCGGCCGCAACACTTGCTCCTGTGGTAATGAGCACCGGTGCGATACCTAGTTCCTGGATTACAACCCAGCATCCGGCAGCGATCTGCGAGGCCGTGGGAGAGCTAAGGAAGATACCCCGAGGATTAAGTCCAGTTGCGCCACCGACCGATGATGCATCGACGGAGGAAACCAGATTTGCGCTCTGGTACATCTTAGCTAGAACTGAACCGCCTGTACCCGCACCAAGAGGCGTAAGGCTGAATGTCGGCGCAGCGGATCCGTAGGCGTACTGTCCACCATTGAGCACCTGGGCTCCGATGATCGAACCGGTGGATCCGACAACCACCTGTACTACCGCCTGAGAGATGGGGTTGGTTCCGCCAGTGGCCGTCAGGATGTACGAACCAGGAGTGTAGCCAGTTCCAGGAACGAATCCCACATCTTCGACGGAGTTTCCGATTCCCCATCCGCACGGCTTACCGAAGGCGATGTTTGCCGCCGTAGCCGCAGGAGACAGCCGCACGAAGCGATAGCGTCCCTGATAGAGCTTGGGACCGAATCGCTGCGACCACTGACCCGCCTCGTTGTCAGACAGGTCCACGTAGTCACCCTCGTGGAGAGTTCCGCCAAGCTCAGGCAGACCGGTAATAGGGTCCGTGAGCCCCGTCGAGGAGGTATAGATGGCGAAGGGTCCGAGATAAAAAGATTGCGCCAGAGTTTGCATTACTGTCCTACCCCCTTGAAGCCGTAGATGAGGATGCCGTGAGTGGGCATGTCGAGGTACAGGTTAGTCGCTAACCGCAGGTAGCGGATGTTCGACGATATGTTATTCGGAATAGGGTTCTCACGGATGTTGAAGTTCCATCCGCTGCCCGGCTTCGGCGGTAGCATAACCATCGCCTCAGGGTCGAAGAAATACAACGCTTCGCCCGGATCAATGACCGTGCCAGACGGGATGTTGGATCCTGTCGGTGAGAGGGTTCCAGCAGCCACCGGCACTCCGTTGACCGTGAATGTCGGGCTCAGGAACGGAGACAGCTGAGTTGATCCGCCCGATCCGTCATAGTACTTTCCCTGCCCTGCGGTACCGTAGGCTTGCGGATTCCCTCCGGGAAGGAAGGTCCATGCCATCGACGACGGAGCCAGTGGATCCTCGTGAATCTTGATTCCGTTGAAGTCGATCGATCGCCAACCGAAGTCGGTCCCTTCCTTGACATCAAGCTGCATGGTGACAGCCTGAGTGCGGAACGCAGTGGCAATCGCTCCCCATCCGAAAGGACCGGTAAGTCCAATCTTGGCCTTGGCTCCGAGGACGCTCAGCTGGGCCACTGCACGCTGGAAGACTGGCCATGTGATGCCCGAAGACGCTCCGGTGTTCGTTCCACAATAATACGGAGTGGAGTTGTATACCTGTCCCGAAACTCCGTTGCGGGTAACGGAACCATAGAGCTGGTAGAAGTTACCAAACGGGCTCGGGTCGACTCCATTGTTGAGGGCCTCATCGAATCCATTCGACGACTTGTGGCGGTCATTGGACACTCCAGCAGCAGAACCACCAGGAGATCCAGTGTTCCACTGACCATGCTGGTATCCGTCCATCTCGATCATGGATTCGAGACGCTTTGCCAGACAGTAATTGTCGATGGCCTCCTGGGAGACAATCTGGGTGTCTCCGGGAGCGTTGAAGAGGTTGTACTCAGTCTCTTCAACCTCGATGTCGGCCTCGTAGAAGCGGATGTCAAACTTGGAATCGTTTACCATCTGCTTGCGAGTCGGAGTGATGGTCGCCCCAGGCTCAGTGGCAGAACCGTGCGCAAAGTCGTAGATGTACGGATTGCGGACTCCAGTTCCCTGGAATACGGCCTCCATTACACCAGCCTCACGCAAGAGAGACATGAGCGGATAGTTCGTCCCGAAGCAATCCGCGACGAACCCTTTTCGAATCATCTCTCTCGAAACTGCATCACGAGAGTTATAGAGGGGATCCTGAGGCATTGTATTGGCGTCCTTTCGTTATGCCGCCGAACTTGCACTTTGCGCAGCTTCTCGCGCTCTTTGCATGGCGTTGGAAATCTTTTCCCTGGTTGACATCGAACTGAATTCGCGTACGCTCTTCGGATCACGCGGAGCTGGCATGCGCGAAAAATTAGAAGGCATACCGCCATTGAGTTCCGGATGTCCGGCAGTGATGGGGTGCTCTTCCTTGTACTTGGCGACCGCTTCTTCTGCAATCTTGCGATCATGCTCTGCACGTGCGGTCTCAGCCTGACGCTTCTCTTCGTCAGAAATCTTGTAGGTATGCTCCATGTAGTCGTTCACCGACATGCGCATGGCGGCGGCCTTGTCTCCGATCATCGTCGGATCTTCCGGGAGTGGCTTACCGAAGACTCGCTGGTAACGATTGATGGCGTTGAAAGTCTGTCCAATCTGGGAGAATCCTCGCGTCAGAATGTCCTGAAGTTCCTTAGCAGGATCCTTGGCGGCCGGAGCAGCGGGGGTTGGAATATCCGGAAGTGCTACGTTGATACCGCTCTTCTTGAGCTCATCCATCGCGGCCTTCATTGCAGCGTTGCTTGCCTGAAGCTGCGCTACGGTGGCGTCGTTGATTCCGAACTTGGCGATGTTCTCGTCGATCGCGGCCTGAAGTGCTTGGGCCTCAGCAAACTTGCGCTGAGCTTCCTCAGCGGCTCGAGATCCTTCGCTGGCCTTACGTTCGGCGTCGGCAAAATATCCATCCCACTTCGTCACAACGTCCTTCTTCGCTTCGAGCGTTGCGGCGTCAATTCCTAGTTCAGCGGCGAGTTCTTTCAAAGTCGGCATGGTATTACCTCATGTGGTTCATTGCTGCGGTGGTGCTGGGGGTTGTTGCGGCGCACTAGGAGCCGCTTGTGAGACCTTCTGTAGAGCCTGAACAAGCGCTGTCGTCGCCTGCTCCATCTCTGCCTGAATAACGGTGTTCTGGGTACCAAGCTGGCGAGCAATCATAGCCATTCGTCCCAGCACTGTCTGGAGGGGATTTGCCTGCGCAGATGCGGCCGCATCACCTGGTTGCGGTGCGGCCGCCTGCGGATTCGACATGGGGAAAGATGCCACGCTTCGTTTCCCCTGATTAGCGCTTACGCGAAGCCTTGCGGCCCCCACGCTTGCGACCCTTCTTGTGTCCGCCCTTGTGCGAAGCCGTGTGGCTTGCACCCTTCAGGACGAAACCGCCCTTATGACCCTTAGCCATAATGTGACCCTCCTTAGGTCTGTGAAATGAGAAACGCCCCTGGGCGTATCCCAGAGGCGTTCCGAAGTTCCACAAAGGAGGCGGCAACGAATCTCTAAATTCAGAGTGAATATCTAAAGCAACTAAAAGTCAATACGCAATCTTATTTTTCTACAATTTCTTTCGTGCTTTCGAGCGATATCGAGCGCACTCCACCATTAGCGAGGTTGAGTTCGATCTTCCCGGTGACTTTCTCTTTACGCGCAATCGGAAGCAAGGAAGTCATGATTTCCGGCACTTCCTCCTGGGTTCGTGGGATGATCGACTCTCGGAAAGTCTCGATATGCTTACGTCCCTTTACGGGTATCTCTTCAGGCAACACAGTATTCTCCTTGTCAGCTAGTGGAGTTCACAACCCGAACGTTACCACTACGGCTCCCTTTCATCTCTGCATGGTGCTGCGTCTTTCCGCTGGAGGGTCTACCGCCTCCCTTTCCCTGTCCTGGACCTTGGGGTGGATGCGGCTCTATGCCAAGTTCCTTCATCTTCGACTGCACCGCTGCTGATGCTTCTAGCTTCCATAGTTCCTGATTCAATTGTTCCTGACGCCACTTCAGTTGCTCAATGTCGTAATCGTCGACGCCAAGCTTGGACATGATCGTTGACATAGAGATAGGAACACCCTTCTGGAGGAAGAACATATAGGTCATGCGTTCCTGCATGTGAGTTATGTTCAGAAGCTGAGCTGGAGTGTTGACTACCCTCAGTTGATCGCAGAACCATCTCGCCCGTTGCATCTTGAGGTACCGGCTCGGACTATTTTTGTCCTCGCCCGGTAGATGCGAAGGAACCAGAGAGTTTGGATCGTTGTCGAACGTCTCCAGTCCTACACCTTCCGGTCCCACCATCGACATTAGGTCGTGAACCGAAAAGTATTGAGCGATGTTGTACTTCAACATATGGGCATGCTTGGAGTTCGCCATCCACATGTTGACGGCAATTCCTTTGGCCATCGGACCAAGGTTCTCGATGAACTTATCGAATGACTGGTCCGATAGGTTGCCTTTCATCTCCCGCAACGAAGCCAGGTCGGTGAGTCCAAGAGCGGCCTTGATCGAAGAGGATAGGAGTTCGATTCCCTTGAAATCCTTATCGTCAATATCGATCTCAGGGGGCAACAGAGATTTTGTCCACTTCGAAGGATCCCCTTTTCCTCCCACTCTAACGCCTTTTGCGTGGAGGAGATCCAGCTTCTCCATCTGGGTTCTTGCAACACCCGTCGAAACGTCGTGACCCAAAGGAGGATCCTTGCGGATTGCCAGAACTGAGTTGACATCCGACAAGCGGTCGCGTCTGGCAACCTCCAGCCCGGCCACGCTATCAACGGCGGAGTATCCAATGGGTGACCAGGCCCAGTCGTTGACGTCGTATTGCACAGCTGGAATCTCTCCGTGCCAGTCAAATGCCGTGTCGTCGTACATTGGAATAGGAACACTGGGAGACGTGATAGAAAGGCGCAACTGAGGGTACATACGGCACTCTTCGAGAGTTGCCTTATGGGACTGGGGCAATCCATTCTCAGGGTTGATCGTTACGATCAAATCACCTTTCGATGGGACCTTGTACCCCCACGTCGTACCGTCGACTCCCATCTGTTGCGTGTATCCAGTTTCGTTGATACGCAGGTCTCGGATCCAGTGGTACCGGATCATGCAGTACTTGTTGTCCCAGTCCTTCTCCTCTGCGAATCTCCAATAGTCATAGAAGTCCATTCGCCTGGCCATGCCGATGGTTCCGTAGGACTTCCAATCGTATCGAGACATTGGTACGAGCCACTGCTGGAACTGGGGGAAACGAGCGTGAGCCTCCGCGATCGGCATTGGACGGATGATCGTAAATGCGTAGCACCCCTGAACATCGTTGTTTGCCGGGACCTGCTCGGGTAACCCCTCAAGAGGTCCTAACCAATCGAAATGCATCCGGCCTCGACCCCAACCGTAATGATCACGGCTGTACTTTGGCCAAATGTACCCCCGGCTCATCATGGCGTATTGCAGAGCCTTGCGCGTGTTCCATACGAAGTTGGAATCCCAGAAGACGAACCGGAACACGTCATTGTAGAGAGCAACGTTCTTCTTGAACTGAGCGGCGCGAGATCCCATGGTAGCGATCTGGCGAAGGTCCGTAATCGTTTCAACGAAGGTTCGAATGTCTGGCTGGAGAAGGTTAGACTCAAGGTCTCGATCCTGCCCCAATCCCATCAACAGCCGGATATTCTTTTGAATGTTCTTCGTTCCTGGTTGGGCCTGGACAAAGCGCTCACCGTTCTGCGTCAGCTCGTCAAACCAGCCACGGCGATATGTGCCAGCTGCCTCGCGCGGGGGAGCCTGCCACTCCACGTACTTCTCGTGAGTGACAATTCCAAGGGCGCTAGGCATGATGCAATTCCCCTTTCTTAATTGCGTAACTTTCCATAGCGATGTCGGTGGACTTCTTAGATTCCTCGTACTTTTCCGCTGCGATGCAAGCCTCGACCGACATACGAGCATTCAGTGCTCGTTCGTAGAAGTGATCCATAACCTTCAGCAATGCCATGTTGACATCTCGATTCCATGGATCCAAATTGTTGCTGCGGTCTATGACCGCTTGGCGGAGAGCATTGCGGAACGGACGTTCCGACTCCAATTTACGCATCGTGGACTCTTCGGCATCTCGCAGACACTGCTCCCGGTATCTCGCCGCATACTTCTCAATCTCAGAGGCGAAATAGCAGACATGGGTCTTGTAGCGAACGTCCTTGGGAAGCATTGGACGGGCATTCTCAGGAGCGAACCCAAGAATGCGGTTCGTGTCGATTTCGATGTAAACCTGAGTTCTCTCTCGATGGGTGAGTTGTACGTTATGCACGAAAAAATCGTAGCATTTTATTTCACAATTCCATAATAGAAATACCCAGAACGAGATACATCAGACGCTTTTTCAGCTTGTAGACTTCCGTCCGGTGTCCCTTCTTATCAGCGACTACCGTCTTTCCGCCTTCTTTCCATACGAAGTCCGCCACGTAGGTTACGGAACTTACCCCATCCCTTCCCTCGACCAGAACGAATGGTACCTGCTCCCGGAGTTCCGAGATAATACCGGCCCTCTCCAGGGATGCCAGCTTAGCCGCTTCTTCCGCCTCGCTCTTGCTGTCATATTTCCCCGTTCTGACAGCACCGTACTTGCTCCTTCGCTTGGGCTTACTCCCTTCGACGAAGGATGTCCACGCTTCCCGCTCTCCCCGTCGCATCATGTCAGTACGAATAGTCCCCGGACTTCTCCTGATACAGCTTCTTCATCTCCAGACGATCACGCTCTGCAACCTCTGGATCAATCTTGTTTTGGGCGAGTCCTCCCCAAGGATATCTGTTCCAATCTATCTTCTTCGGCTTCTTCAAGTCGGCCTCCAGGATACGCAAACCAGTCCGCGCACGGACCTGTTTTTAAGATACACCTCTCCCGTTTTTCTCCCTTTAGCATCTTTACCCAGATGGTAGATTCTGTGGGAGTGAGCCGTTCATCGTAGTTCCAGCCAGACGCTTTAGCGGTTTCTTTTTAGATGCATTTTGGGACCGGGTTAGAAAACGGGGGAAACCATTGCCCGGTAACAACTGCGTTTCAGCAGAGAAACCTTTACGATCTGACTTCGCTTGCTCCTATTCCATATTAGGAGAGCTGGGTACCAGGCCCCTTTGGGCCTTCGCTCCTTATTGGCAACGCGGCTTGCATTTATCCTGGAACACACCCCGTCAGGGGGGAACTCGACTGCTTGTTTTGCTGGATGGAACGGCTCCTGTAATCGCCAGCGTCTCAGGGGAGCGACTCCATGCCTGAGCGATATTTCTAAAACTAATTTCGTTGACAATAATTCGACTTATATTATTCTGTCAATGGGCGGTCCCCTTTAATCATTTACCCGCCTAAAAAAGACTTGAGTGCCTCGTATGCTTCGCCGCGTCGAGGCATTCGTCTTTTAGGGAAGATATGACAACCTGTCATATGGACTAGTCTAGGTAGACGAGTCGTTCGCACCATACATCATCGTGGCTCTCTTCCCTCTTCGAAGGACGGCCCTTCTTCTCCAGTCGAAGTGCGGTGTTGTCGAGGTCATGATTTGTCGTCCAGCACATGGCATTGGAAAAGATGTTGTCATCAAAGGATCCGTTAGCATGCTCCATCTTTGCCATGCTGTCTGAAGTCTTGCCTTTGCGTACAAACGAGGCTAGCTGCCGGATGACGATAGGATCGTTGAGGATAAGCCATCCATTCGTCACGGCATCAACGAATCGTTCTAAAAGAATCGATCTCGACCAAGAAGTTGTTCTCCAGCCTTCCTTAGTGGCCTTGCTTGGATCGATGTTTCCTTTGGAGTCATAGTGATGCATGGGGTGATGATCGTGAAATCCCATGATCTTGAGCTGGTGCTGGCACTCGTCACCAGGCTTGCGTACCTGCTCGATCACGAATCTAACAATCATAGGATTTGAGGAGGTCACATTACCTCGTCCGTCTGTTCCGAATAGAACCGCTACACAAGCGGCAATACGCGCCATCTGTGGGCTGTTGACGCGGATGGAAGTGAATGATGCTACCTGAACATCAGATGTACTGGGATCGTTCTTTCGGTGAACCGAGAGCGATGCTCTTTCCTCGTTAGGGGTGTTGAGTCCGTAGGCTGTATCAATCGCAACTGAGTACTCTGCTCCCTCCTCGGGAGGCTGGAATATCAGAAGCTTGTCAAAGCAGTTCTCGTCCTTGGAGTCATCGAATGACTTGAGAGGGATAAGTTCCCACTCGTACGAGTTACCATCAAACGACTCCCACCACAGACGTATCCTGGGTTCGGATATATCGGTTTGATCAGGATGAGGCTGATATGGTTTGTTGTCGTTACCGATCAGGATGGTGCGACCGGTGATTGCATAAGCCTTGTAGTTCTTCTCCCTCTCCTTCGTGGTGACGGTGATGGTTTCTTGTGAGAAGACGGGGGTGTCCTTGCTTTGGAAAGCATCCTCGGGGGTTGGGGCGTACTGGGCAAGGAACTCGCGCTCAGAGTGGCTGGCGACGGCCTCCTTGTACATGCAGTCCCAGTAGTACATGAACTCAAGGTCCATCTCCCATCGTTGACCAAGGACTTTCCAGAGGTAGTCGGTAGACCGGACGAAGAGCTCTGCCCTCCGGCGCATCCTCCTCGTCTCTTCAGAAGGAGTCCAGTTGGCCGGAATAGGGTTGGCCCTGATCCAGTCATCGGGAGGATACAAGTCTCTGGCGCACGACGGGGGAATGAAGAAGGGACGGAACCTACCTCCCTTGCCTTGGTTGGCGGAGTAGAACTCCCACTTCTCCTTCTGCCAGGTCGTAGCCATAGACCCTGTCCCTTCCAGAACGAGGAACAGGCTGCGTGTCTGATGGCAGGCCGGGAAAAGTCCCTCCTCAAGAACCCTCTTCGGATTTTTGTAGTCTCCGATCTCGGATATATGGATACAAGTAGGAGTGGTTCCTTGGGCGATACCTACTTCCTGCGTACCAGACTGGATCGACAGGAGGGAGCCGTTCGACCATCGTGGTTCCTTCGCCTTGAGGATGGTCTTTGGAGGGGGAAGCCAGAAAGGAAGCCTCGTCCACGCCGTTTCGATCATGGCACCGAGTTTTTCCGACTGCTGGGCCTGGACGGAGGCCATGACAGCGTAGGTGTTCGACCGGAAAAGAATGCGGTGAAGGAAGAACATCGCCACGGATGTGGATACACCGAGCTGACGGCACTTCAGGATGAAGAACTGGATGGCGATCTGCAGGTCATCGCATTCCGCCAAGGCGTTCAGAAAGATGCGCTGTGACAGCCTGAACTGAAACGCGATGATTCGCTCATCGGCGGTCCTGATCTTCGCATACCGGGTCACAAAATACTCTGCCGAAGCGAAGCAGCAGAACTGCTCATTATCGATCCAGCGTTTTATCCACTGGACACGCTTTTCTGAAGGAGCCTTCCCATTCTTCCAGTAGATGGACCGGCTGCGAGAGTTCTCGCTGATGTCAACGATGCTTTCGATGTACTGGTTGAACTCGTCGACCTCGTCAACGGTATGAAACTCAGGCATCCACCCGTTGCGCCGCGCGAAGTCATCCAGTGTGGCCGCTACAACCTTCTCCGAGTACATGGATTACTTCCCGTCCGTGATGAGTCTCCGGTTCTCCGACCATTCCTCTAACTTCCCGCTGATTGTCGGGAACGCCATCTCAAAGGCTCTGTCATCGTCCTCGCGGTCGTCGTCCTCATCGCTTCGGGAGGGTGATCCCGGTCCAAGAAGGTTGATGGCGATGTTCGATCCCTGCTTTGTCGGAAGGAACCCGATTGCCTCATGGAGAGTCTTCCGGTCCGCCATGCCAAACTTCACATCCTTGGCGCTCTGTATTGTCGCCTCAAGCACTTCAGGATGGGCCAGAATCGCCATGAGAGCCGATTCCTGGGCCTTGAGGTTCTTGGCTGCCAGGATGATGGCTCCGAGGATTTCGAGCGGGCTCACACCGGCCTTGAGGCATACAGCCTCGATCGGAATCTGTTCGAGGTCTTTCTTCGGGATCTCTCTCCACGTATCAAGGAATCGTCGAGAGGAGTCGTTTCCGGATGCCGAAAGGTAGTTCAGGATTGCCTGACGCGGGAGTTGTCGACCATTACCGAAGCATCGGGAGAGGATGTCGGTTATCTTCGGCATCGCCTCCAGTTCTTCGAGGTCGACTCCAAGACGATGGAGAGCCGCAACGGAACGCTTGGGGGCGTTAGGCTTCGGGATTCGTCTCGCGGAAGCGCTTTTCGAACCGGCCGATTTGCGGTTCGAGCTGGTCGTACTCTTCTTTTGACTGTGGCTCTGTTTGCTGTCCAACACGGTAAACTTCGGCTTCTTCGGTGCCATCGCGCTTAGGGTACTCCGTATCCGCCCACCTCTCCGCCACTGCGGCAAAGCGTTCAAAAATTGTGAGCAGGCGATCTATCTGCTTTCCGGTCACACTTCTCTCCTACGCCTTTCGCTCCGTTGTGCAAGGCTTATTCCCATGCCGTCGTCTTGTTTCTTCTTGACGACCTGAGGCTCTGGAACAGGTTGCTGAGTCTCGCGGCGGAAACGATCGGGGGGGGTTGGCGAGATGAATCCTTCGATCGTTTGAGACTTTGCATCAGTAGGAATCGGAGATCCATAGCGACCAATGATGACCCCTGGAGTTGATCTACCGAAGTCGTCAAGATCGTACTCAATCTTCCACTCTACAGAGTGTCCAGAGATAGTCACATTCCACTTTGCAGAGAACTTAGAGTAGCTTTGCCTATTGAGAGAGCACGTCTTGTTCAGGCTCAAACGGATAGCATTTCTCAGTTCCTCCGAGCACGAGGGTATGCTGTCCGCGACGCGAGAGGCTATGCCGTTCTTGATCTCATCCGATCCTAGAGGCTGAGGAATCTTTATTGCTAGTGATGCCATGGTGTCTCCTTTTCAGCCTTTTCGTGACGTTTCCTTAGCTCGTGGAATCTCAGCCGCGAGGTATAGCTTGGACGGTGTTCCCCGAGCTCTATCCCCTGAATGGTTCTGAGTGCGAGTCCAAGAGCGGTGGCAAGCTGGGTCTGGCTCATGTTATGGTCCATTCTCCAGCTCCGCCACTCTGATGCGTAATCTCTGTCCATGCGCAAACTCTACGTTACTTGAAAATCATAGTCAATTATTTAGAGAAATTATCCCAGGACGCTCGATCTGAGGTTGCTCCATCCCGAGAGGAATCGAGGGAAGAACCTGACCGCAGTTGTCGCAATGGACGATACCGACGACGAGTCCCATCTGAAATCGAACGATGTGCATGTTTACCGGAATTGGTCTAACAGAACAGGCTTGGCAGCTTGGTCCTTTACTTGGTGATTCCACATATCCTCCCAACAAGTCCGTGCGCGGACTGGTTTGCGTATTCTATCTGTACGGTATTCCTAGCTTGTGCATCACTGAATCAAGCGATAGTTACTCCTCCTTTATTGCTTCGCTAGGTTCTACGGTACGACCGTTAGTCCTGGCATAGATATTCATTCTTTCGTTGGATGAATTATTTTGGGTGACCTGAGAGACTGGTAGAGGGTTGAGTAGCATCCATCTGTGGCACGCCAAGGCGATTAGTTCAAACGACCGCGCGATTCTTTCTTCTTGATCTTCGTTCATAAAGTCCTCAAAAGTTGATCCGGCAGGACACGCATCGGTGCCCTGGTCCCCAGACGATGACGTTGTTTGACTCTCCACAGCGTGTACAACAAATGGGGCGAGCAGCGGGATTCGAACCCACATCCTTCCGCTTATGAGGCGGATGCTCTGACCGTTGAGCTACGCTCGCTTGAGGGAGGTGCGTCCAGCATCGAGGGCACTTGATAGGTGCCTTCTTTCGATGCTGCCACTCCGCACCACACTTAGGACACTTCATGAGGCTACCGAATCCTTCCGCATGGATTGCCATATCCGTGCAACCCTGGTCATCTGGTCCCAGTCTGGATGGTCGGCGAGAACCAGAAGTGCGAGGGTGTCACCTACATCCATGATTGAGTAGATGGCCTTCTCTTTCTCCTTTTTGGCTTTGGTTGCCTTACCCTCACCTTTCGGCCGGTGGACCTCTGTCTTTCCCGCAGATTTCGCCTTGTCCACTTCCTGCTTGATGACTTGTCCGGCCATCAGACGCCCCTTGCGTACAGCGCTGACAGCCAGAGCAGGCGATACCTTTACTCCGTCGACTCCTTCCATGACCGCCTTCTTGACCTCCAAAGGCGCCTCGTGGAGCTCTACAGCATCCTGGACGTACTTCTTTGCTCGTTTCGGACTGGATGCGATGTGCGGAGGGGTGTACTGGGATATTTTTTCGTCGGACCATCCATACGCTCTGAGTTGAGCCGCAGCCTTACCAAACTCCAAGATAGTAGGAGGAAGGGCTCCGTTGGCAATGATGCTCTTGGCCCTTACCTCAGCCTCATCTCCCTTGACGACGATTGCGGGGATGAGAACCTCGACGCCATCCTGCCATAGCCCCACACAGGCAGATAGACGGCATTCTCCGTCGACGAGATACACCTTGCCATCGATATATTCGACACCGATCGGCTTTTGTACTCCATGCTCACGGATTGATTCCTTGAGCCAAGCAATGTGCCGCTTTGCCTCTGGAGTGGTAACGTCACGATAGTTGTACCCATGACGCACAATGATGATGCGTGGGTCGAGTTTGGGAGCTTCTACCTTTCCCAAGGCCAAATCATTCAATCTTCCCATGTTGTCTCTCCAATTCTTCAAACATCTCTTTGATCGGGTACTCTTTTCCAGTGGAGTCCGGGGATGCAACGCAACGGGATATGCAAGACCAACTCCTATCATCAGGGTTTCTTGCGTATACCGTCACAATGTCCTCATCTATCGTGTTAGGAATCATGTTTACGAAAAAACCTTTTTCAGATGTGTTCACTATGTTCATGCGGCCATCTTCCTTTTCTGTCTCCACCTCTTTTTAGCTTCTGAGGCTGCGGCACGGCACCGGCAGCACCTTTGGAACCTCATTACCGGCACGCCGCAAACGATGCACTTCCCTTCCGCCTGCCTTGCGCGTCTCCTTCGAGCGGCTCCCAGAGCATCCTGGAGAAGAATCTCGGGAGGGGTAGGTATACCCAAATTTTTTCGCATCCAGTACAACGCTCGATTCCTTGCGTTCTCGTGCTCTGCGCACCGCTTGCACCGCTGGCGCCCGCGCATAGCCTCACGATCGTTGCACACGTAGCAAATACCCAGCTGGATTCTGGCCACGACTCTCGGCCGGTTGACAAGAGGTCTCGATCCCATTTAGTTGACTTCCCTCACCTGAAATTTCATAAAGTCTTCGTAGATGCGCTCCGCATCCTCGATCAATAGGTCCGGATCCTGGTCCATCATCGCGTCGATCCATTGCTCCTTCGTACGTTGGTGGAATCCATATATGCGGCACTCCTGACCGGTTCCAAGGCGGACCTTGATGGAATCCTTTCGAGAGTCTCTCATCGGTTCCTCAACGCGTATCAGTGAACTTTGCATGCTTCCCTCATTCCCAAGACTTCGTTCCAATGGGACTCGAACTGCTCTCGAGTCATCTCGGGAGAAACTTCCATCAGGAGATCCCGCCAATCTTCCTTCGCGCGCTCTACCCCATCCCAACGATCAATCAGTCTCATGAGCAACGACCACCGGATAGAGTTCTGCGTGGCATCGTCCATGGTTAGAAGGGAATTCCTACTTCCTTGAGAACGACCGTCTCTATGTCCTTGCGCTCGGTCGCCGTGATGGCTTCGAGGACATAGAACTTACCGCCGTGCATCCGCGCCAGACGCTCCGCCTCAATGCGTGCGGAAAACTTTCTCTCGTGCCGGTAGGGACGCGGAGATGGTCCATTCGCGGCACTCATCACAATCCAGAACTTAGCTTCTGCCATCCTTCACTTCCTCCACGTTTTCGGGGCCAATTACGTTTACTACTCGCGGGTACCGATGTCCGTAACGGTCTATGTATTGCTTCTCCTCTGCCCATAAACGAACAAGAGACGATACAGTCCAAAACTCGAATGGATCAGACGCATGGAAGGAATCGATCAACTTCCGGTATTCCTGATCGACCTCTTCATGCAGTGCAATCCTAGGGTCTTGGTAAGGGGATGCCATCTCCTACACCTCGCCAGCACATTCCACCACCACCACCAATAAAACGCAACATGTTTTTTCACTATTTTCAACTTTTTCGCAGATTGGGCTGAAAAAGCTTCATAGACATGATGGGTGGGGGGTCGGGACAACCTCTCGCGATCAGGCCGGCGACAACCACCCTGCAGGGACAGATATGACAGCCTGTCACATGCATCAGGCGTGGGAGCCCCGATAGGATCTACCATCTCAGAGCTTG